GTCCGTGGCAGCGCGGGATATGGGGCCCGCGCGCCGCTGGGGTTGCTCCGGGAGGTCTACTTGTTCCCCCATCACCCGCCCTCGCTCGTCGGGATTAATGGATTTGTATGGCCTCCCGGTGCTTCGCTTCGCTCGCTCCCAGTGTCAGGAAGTGGGTTTGCTAGCTCCAGCAGTACGTCGGCATGGCAGGGCTGCGTCGGTCGGCACCAGCATGCGAGGTTTTTGCCCCGCAGGCTGTCGAGCGGCGGGCATTCGGGGCCGCTAACGAAGCCCTCTCGCCACTGTCGAAACCGCTTTACGGCGTCGCCAGATGTGCGGATGCCGAAATCGCCCACGCGGAACGGGTTGCCGTAGGGGGTGCTGAGATCGACCTTCACGGTGTTGGGCGGCATCCGCCAGCCGCGTTGCCGTTTGAGCTGGATGCGTTCAGGCATCGGGAGCCTCGCTCGTCGGGGGTTCTGGTAGGGGTTGCCAGTGGGTGACGCCTTCTAGCGCAAGCCGCTCGGGGCCCTCATTGACGCAGATGCTATACCCGCCTGACCACGACGCCCGACTTCCGAAGTAGAGCGCGGGAACATCCCTCGGCGCGCTCTCGATTGGCCGCCATCCAGCCTGACTCGGCGCTGGTGTGTCGCCCCTATGCGACAGTGCGCGTGAATCAACGGAGGAACCCAATTCTCTCTCTACTAGGGCAAGGATGGCGTCTGCTTTTACCCGCCACCGCTCTTGGTCTTCGTAACGCAGGCTCCACCATGTTCTGTTCAGCGCCCGCCTAAACTGGCCATAAAGCCACGTCGCCACTTCCTCTCTAAGTCCTGCATGTAGAGGGGTCATGCTGCCTCCACCGGGCACCAGAGCCCGCATTCCGCGTCGTGGTCATCCCAGTCAGCGTCATCCACGATTGGCAGGGTGCGTTGCGCCCGCACGTCGCGGACCAACTCGGCCACGCGGTAGTCGAGGTTGAACTGCGACCCGCTCTGCGCCTGATTGACGGCCCGCTCTTGCGCCATCCACCAAAGCGCACGGGTCGGGTTGTCCCTGATCGTCCGCATGAGCTTGGGGCGCGACTTTTTCCAGCAGAGGTCGCAATTGCCTTCGTAGTCGAGCAGGCCAAGGTCGAAGTCCTGAGCGGCCCAGAATGCTTTGACGTCGCGCCGCGTGACGCCTGCGTCGAACAGGGGCGTTACGTTGGTCCAGCGCTCGCGGCTGCGGCGCGCTGAGAACACACGGTCCCGCTCGTCGGCCCGCAAGCCGATGACGCTGCTCCAGTTCTTCCAGCCGTACTTGCTGACAAGGAAGTCGCGGATCACTCGGCCCTTAAGCTCAATGGAGCAGTAGCCCGCCCCCCGATTTGGTAGGTAGCCCTTCTTGGCAATGAGCGCAGAGAAGGGCTGCCCCGATCTGGCCGCCGAATTGAAGCCGACCTCTTCGTAGCCGCGCTCGTCATTGCGGTACTCAAGCCACCGGACCTTAACGCCCCAACGCGAGCCGCACTCGTGGACGAAGCGCAGCGTCTCTTCGCGCTCCTTGCCGGTATTGGCGAAGGCGACCACGACGCCATCCGGAAGAGTGCCTCCGTGAGCCTGAAGGATGCGCCAGAGCATATAAGCGCTGGTCCGTCCGCCCGAGAAGCTGACGAGCGCGGGGCCGGTGATGAGGAACGGATCGCTCAACTATTCTCCCCGGTTGGTTAGAGGCGAAGGGGGAAGGGTCATGGCCTTTCCGTATTCGCGCGGCCCGGTCTTGGTGAACCCGTGGCTTTCGAGGAGCGCCTTGGTCCTGTCGGCAGCTTCCCATCCGGCGCGGTATTCGGACGTCGCGTCGTCAAGAATCGGAACGCCATCCATCGCGTCCCAATATCCCGATGCATAGTCGGGGTGGTTTTTGATCTCTGGAGGAACCGCCACCTACTCCCCCTCCCCACTGGGTGTGGAAGCGGCATCCTTGCGAACGGGGGTGCCGTCACACGCGATGGCATAGATGGGCAGTCCGCCAAGAAGAGCGGCGTCCCACTGAGCATGTGCGCCATCTCTGTACGGGGCGTCAAAGTAGTACGACCCGTCAGAGAGCTGGCACGGCTCGTCGGTCGCGCCCCGTTTGGTCGGGTGGCAAATTGGAACTACCAACTCATCGCGCCTGCCCACTTCTTCGCCATCTTCCCAAATCTCGCGCCGAATGTCCGTGTCTCGGAGCGGCAAGACTAGCTCGTAGAAACAGCGCCAATCGTAGGGGCCGTCAGGATAACGTTCCCACCGAAGTTGTAGGCGAGGCGCCTCCAACAATTTCGGGGCGAGCGAAGCCGCATCGGGTGAAACAACGGATGGGCTAATACCTTCTCCATTACTTGCCATTGGGGTGATCCAGGGTTTGGAGGGCGTCAGAGGCCGTGCCAGCGATATTCTGGAAGGCCCTCAGTACGTCCTGGCCCGCGCCGGTCTGGGCGAGGTTGTAGTGAGCGTTTTCGGCTTGGACCTGACAGGACCGCAAAGCTCGTCGCACCTCTCCAACCGGAGGAGAGGCAAGGGCTTGGATGGCGTCCGTAATCTTCGCGCTGAGGCCGCTGTCTCGCAGGACGTTCCAGACTGGTTCGTCAACCGCGCCTTTGATGGCAGCAATTATTCTGTCGCGCTCCCCAACCTTCCCTACCTCTACGTCTTGGGTGGGCTTGGCTCGCGTGCATGACGGGCAGTCAGTCGGCTCGCCTAGGCCGCCTATGATCAATCGGGAGCCATCGCAGGTTTCGCAGACGTCATCCTCCCCCACGACCATTGTCTGGGTGAGGGCGGCTAGGGCCGCGTCAATGGTGGCATGCTTTTCACAGGTGAAGCCGGCGTCATCCATTGACGGCAGCGCGCGGATAGCCGCCTCAACCAGGGAGGCTGTATCATCCCGTGTGGGGGGTGGTTCGGCGCGTCCGTCCTTCAGGCCGCGCTCGTAGCCATTCTCCTCGGCGTGCATGACGGCCGTGTTGTGCGCCGCCCCGAGGCGATAGAACTCCTTGCTTGCCGGGTCGCTTTCGCTGCGCCAGCTCGCCAACTCGTCTTCCATTTTGCGATAGGCTTCGACGCCGATCTGGCAGGCAGGCAGACAGTCTTCGAAGCGCCCGAAGTGTTGCGCGGCACAGTCGGCGTCGCCGAACTCCTCGTCGCAATGAAAACAGCGCCACGTCTTCTCTCCCCTCTGTACGGGGGAGGCGGAGAGCATGGCGCGGTAGACGTCAGCGACCATTCGATCTTGGTTCGCCACAACGCCAGCGACAATCATCTCCTCTGTCGGCTCCCTTGGAACCAGCACATAGTCTGGAGATGAAGTATTATTGGCATCCCGGTTCATGGGCGGTACTCCGCATCAGGCGCGCGGGCGTTCATGGCCTCGGCAAAGGTTTCGGCGTGGTCCCGCGAAACCCTGAACAGGACGTTTTGCCCGTCGCGCGACCGTCGCACGCGCCAAGACTCCTCCCAGAGGAGCGGCTCGGCGCTGAATATCTCGCCCGGTAGCTTCGGCGTGCTTTCGACCGTAACCCTCACTCAAACCTCCTCGTCGGCTCGAAGCCGCGTCCTTGCAGCGGCCGCTTCGATTTCGGCCACAGGCCGTTATTCTTGGCGTAGATGCGATCAGCCTTGGCGCGCGGCGCGGCTTCTGCCGCAGACTTCTCGCGATGCGCCGGCCGGTAGATCGGGGCGAGGTTGCTTTCGCGATGCTCGCCACCCATCGCCAACGACTTGACGTGATCGAAGTCGTATTCGCCCGGCAGCAGGCGACGCTTGGTGACGTAGCAGCGCCCGTCGTACCGGCGGAAGATGCGGACCTTCACCGCCTTCGGGATGGCCTGGTCGGGGTGATCGGCTATCCACTCAGGAACAGCGCGCCCGATGTTGTCGAGGGGCCCGCAAGTCATACCGCGACCTCTGGCGAGAAGAGATCACCGTCGGCGGCCTTGGCCTTCGCTCGAGCGGCAATCCCCGCCCTACGCATCGCCATGTCGTAGGTGTTGTGGCAGCGCTGGCACCAAGCCTTGAGGTTCTCGTCGCCGCAGTGCTCAGGAATGTGGTCGAGGTGGCCGACCGTGAGCACCACCTTGCCGCCAGTCACCGGATGCGGCTGACCATGCTCTGCGCGGCAGTCCGGATAGGCCGGCGAGCCTTCACACCGCCAGCCGGCGCGCTCACTGCGGATGCGAAGGCTGATGGCCTTCCATTCCTTTGGGTAGCGCGCTCGATTTTCCGGACGGATCGGCATCAACGCGAGGCCTGCTCTTCAGCCTCGACCGCAGCGTAACGGTCGGACCAATACTTCTCGGCTGCCGGCAGTTCTTCGGGATCGTGCGCGTCGATGTCGGTGCGGAGGCCCGCCGACGCATTCCAAATCGACTGCAGTTTGACCGTGGTCGTGGCCTCGTCGCAGCGCTTCTTGAAGGCGGCGATGCGGGTAGGCAGCGGCGGGGTGGATGATTGGGTCCCAGAACCCGTCGCCGTGACGTCAGGAGCGCCGCCTGTGGCTTCCACCGCATCCGTTGGCGCTTCGGCCGCGTCGGTGAACTCGGCCTCTCCTGAGGCTTCTGTGGCGTCGTCGATGATCTCGCCGGTTTCAGGGTCGATTTCGTCGTCCAGCGCCTTGAGGTCCGCCTTGCTGGCAGCGGGTTTCAGTTCGCTGTCGAGTGTGGGCTTGGCGGCCAACTTTTCGGGTTTGGACAGCGGCCCCCACCATGCCGTCAGCGCCACCGATCCGCGCGCAGCTGCTGCGCGGCCGGCCGCAAGAATGACATCCAAGGCCACCGCTGATTTGCCTGCAGGCGCTGGCAATGCCTTCACCGTGTAAGGCTTCCGGTGTCCCCGTGTCGCCGTAAGCGGCATGGTGATGTCGCGGTCGATGTCCGACATGTGCGAGATGCGGATGCCGCCGACAGCCTGGCCACCGAACTGCACCTTCTCGTCGCGGTACAGGGTCATGCGGCGGCCGATGAAGGCGTGACCGTCCGAGCCCCAGACGCTGACCATGACGCGGCGCATGGACTTGCACGGCTTGAACGGCTTGCCGTTGTCGCCCTCGTAGTGGATGGCGAATGGCTGGTCGCCGTCGCCGGTCAACGCGACCTGCGTCACCTTGATCGTGAGCGATTGGCCGATCAGGTCGTCGGCGTTTAACTGGTCGGATTTCGGGACGATGGTCGGTCGCAGGTCAACGACCTGTGCTTGCTGGCTCACAGGGTGATCTCCCGTTCAATACGGCGCTGCGTCGGCAGCAGTCGCGCGTCGGATTTGAGGATCTGGTCGAACTCGAAGCGCGCCTTGCTCAGGCGTTCCTCAAAGGCGCTCGCGACGTCGACGATCACGGCCTGAATCTTTGGGTCGCGATGCGCGCGGATGGTTGCCATGTAGAGGCCGGCGCTGAAGCTGTTGAAATCCAGCCACTCGCGGTCTTCCGCAACTAGAAGTCCCGTTTGAACTTGGATCACAAACTCAGGTGGCACGGTCTCGTCGGCAACGTGCTTGAGGATCGTCTCGGCCTGGAACTTGTGCTTCCGAGATTTCGTCTCTATCAGCCCGTCGTCGCCCACCAGGCCGTCCGGCGAATATCCGATGGTGAAGCCCCAGCGGTTATTCGTGATGAAGCCGCAGTCTTCGACATGCCCATATCGCTCCGAGTAGGCGATCTTGGCGTCGATCTCGTCCTCATGGCCGCGGAACATGTCGTCGGCGGTGTAGGCGTCCTCCGTGTAGCCGCTGATCCGCTGGCTGAGGATTTCGTAAAAGTGGGCGCGCTCCTTGTCGTTGCTTGCCGCTTTCAGCGTGGCCGGCGTGACGAGGAATTTCATCTCGCTCGCGGTCAGCAGACCGCAGCGGAGTTGCAGCCATTCGCTCGAGCCTTGGACGACGTCGTGGTGGTAGGTGACGGTCATGCCGCCACTAGCGCCGAGTGGTTGTGGTCGGCGTCCTTGGCGAACTTCACCACGAGGTCGATCAGGAAATCTTGGAAGCGGCGGCTCTCGTCGAGGAAGCCGTGGTCGAGGTGCAATTGCTCCTCAAGAATTGTCCCGATCAGGAAGTTGCCGCCACGATTGATGGTGATGCGCGAGAGGTAGATCGTCCCGTTCTTCGCCATGCCGAACACGTCGGGGCCAAGCGTGTCGGCGACGATGATGGGCGCCGTGACCGGGTAGCCGATGCGGTCAAGGAAGTCCTTCGCGGCCGAGATGTCGGCTTGCTCGCGCGACGAGAGCCGAAGGGGTTTCACCCGTGCCTCGCGCTGCGCCCATTGCTCCGCAGCCTTCACAGCAGACGCGATCACAGCCGCAACCCCTAGCCGCTCAGATAGGTCTAGGGTGACCTCGGCGAAGGTTTCCGACAGACCGCTGAAGGTCAGGTGGGACTCAAAGCCGCCAAGTCTGGTCAGCGCTCCTTCCAGAACCTTGCGGTCGGTGCAGCCAGCGAGGGTGCTGGCGATGTAACAGTCAGCATACCAGCGGTCCGCCAGCGTGCGGTCCTCGGTCAGCGACATCGAGGAGGTCAAATTGTAGGTGTAGGCGGCCGGATGCTCCGTCGAGGCTACGAGCACGCCGCGGTAGTAGAGGCCGCTGCTCGGGCCGGGATGGATGTCGACGAGAAGTCCCCGATAGAGCGGTTCACTGGTGAGGAAGTAGCGGTCGCGTTGGCGCGCAGCGTCAGCGAACGCAGCTCCGGTAACCCAGATGGTAGTGTAGCCTTCCTTCGGCTCGACGCGAGCAAAGGACAGGTCACCGCCCTCATCCAAACAGTTCGAATAGAGTTCGCGGAAGACCTGCCAGGTCTCCCATTGGGCGCCCAGGTGCGTCGTGAAGCCGAGCCGTTGCTCGCCCTCCGGACCCTTCATGATGATGAAGCCGAACTCCTTACCCCGGACCTCGCCCGTCTCGACGGAGAAGTCGTAGCGGTCGAGGCCACGCCAGATGGTGACGCGCTGGCTGGTGCGCAGGAGCGAGGCGACGGCGTATTTCAGGCCGGTCCCGAAGAAACCGATGGGGTTCTCACCCTCCTTGGCGCTGACGCCCATGGTGGTCACCGCCTCGATGGGGATAAGCCCCGGATTGGTGAGCGAGACGATGCTGTTCATGCCGCTGTCCTCCAGATGAATTGCCTGCCCCGCGCGGTGATCCTCACCCGCTGCGGCGACTGCCGAGCATTGGTGAACTCGACGATGCCGTAGGTCCCCATGTGCAGGGCGGCGCAGAGTTCGCCTTGCTGGACCTCGTAGCCATCCGTCCCCGCATCGCTGATGCGGCACAGGAGGTCGTGCTGGAATTCAGTGAGCGCGATCACAGCCAGACGCCCCCGAGCACGAGGAGCGTCAGGCCAGCGGCGATCACGTCCGCGCGCAGTAGGCGCGGCCCGAGCTTCGGATCGGTCGCCACGTGGTCGCACTCGAGGAACGACCGCTCGTTTTCGCGGAAGTGCCAGGCGAGCCACAGGGTGCAGCCGGTGGCGCTGAGGTTGAGGAGGAGGGTCATAGCTGGCGATCCGGCAATTTGCAGAGGCCAATCCGGCCCGCATCGACGGCGTCGGCCAAAGCGCGCAGGCCGTTCGCCGTCACGCGAGCAAAACTGCCGTCCGCGTCCGCTGCCAGCAGCCCCAGATCGCAGAGGCGGCGACTTTCCTTCGTGCCAACGATCAAGGCTGCGTGCAGCCCAAGCCCCCGAAGCAGGGCAAGTTGCCTGTCCCCGAGTCTCACGCCGCCACCGCCTGTTCTCGCGGAGCGCGCGGCTTGTAGACCCGACGGCGGGTTACAGAGACCGTGACCTCGTGAACCTCGACGGTTTCACCAAGGAGGGTCCGGCGCGCGGCTTCCCGTTTCGCTAGGCCGAAGTCAGGCGAGGTGTAGACGGTGACCTCAGCGGAGTTGATGACGTGGTAGTCGGTGGCGGCGATCATGCTGCGGCCCTTTCGATGCGGGGACCGAGGACGACGCCCGTGGACATGTCGATCTGAAGACCGTGCAGCGGACAGGTGACGACGCCGTTCTGGTCGGGCTGTAGGGAGCCGAGCGGGAAGCGCTTGTGGGGGCAGAGCCAGCCTCCGCGAGACTTCGCGCACTGCCGCCCAGCGTAGTGGGCGCGCATGCTCTCGATCTTCGGCTCGTCGCCGTAGTGGTAGGTGACGTTCGCCCGATAGCAGCGACGCGGGAGCCACACGACTGGCGGATGGACGGGGTAGCCCCGCGCAAAGAGCGGCGCGCGCTGCGCCGTCGCCTCTGCCTCCGACACATCGCCGCCGCCGGTGTGCTCGTGCCAATAATAGGTTCCCGCGTACCTAGTCTGAGCCTTCGTCAGGAAGCGGGGGTCAACGTGGTAGTGCTGGTGGACGAACTTAAGGTGATCCGCGTCGTTGTGCTTTGGCAAGAAAACCGGCCATGCCTTGAACCGGTCGGGGCGGTCGCCCAGCCAAGGATAGGTGACGGTCGGCACGAGATACCGCTGGCCGACAACCGGCGGTGACGTGAGTTGCGTGATGCGCTGTAGTTCGATCACGCTGCATCCCCCGTTGAGACCGCAACAGACGTCGAGGACTTCCCCCGACGCGCCTGGAGCTTGTTGAAGATCGCGGCCGCCGCGATGGCCTGCTTGAGTTCAGCGGCGTGGCGGCGGGACACCTCGCGGGTCCACGGAAGGCCCCACGACATGCCGACGGTCGCCTTGGCCAACTTCTCAGACGCCACAGCCAGGGTGATGGGCTTGCCGTCTTCTAGGACTTGGCCGGAGGAATGGGTGTAGTTGGCCCCTCTCATTGCCGACGCTCCAGCGCCCTAGCGATGCGGGCGAGTTGCTGGACGCCGTCGAGAAGGATCAGCGCGATGCCGGTTAGAAACAGGGCGAGGGCGAAGCTCATACCCGCGCCTCCCGCAGGCTGCGCTGGCGCTGAAGCTCTAGGCGCTCGCTCTCGTACCGCTGGTCATCGAGGTCGTTGCAGGCGAACCAGAAGGCATCGAGCGCGCCTTGGAGCTCGCGCGCCTTCTCTTGCGCGTCCCAAGCAATATTCCCCACCCTGCAGTAGTCCTCCGGACTTGCGGTGTGCTGGTCACGTAGGGCCGCAATCTGGGCGTTCAGCTCATCCCGCAGCTTCTCGGCTCGCGTGATTGCTGCTTCGAGGTCGCCGGGGTTGGTGCGGAGGGCGGCGCTCATTGGGCGGGCCCTCCCGACGCCGGGTCAGTGTCCGGCGACGCCCCGAGAAGCGCGGCCACGATGGCCTGGCAGGCGTTCGCCTCGGACGTCAGGTCTGCGCCACAGGGGCATTCGACGCTCGCCACGGGGCGCTCTGGGTCAATGTCGATCTCGTGCGGAAGCCTGCAGCGATGGCAGTCGATGAGCGCCATGTCAGCACACCCCCACGAGGAGGCGGTCGACCAGCTTCATGCCGGCGTAGGCGACGACCACAGCGAAGGCCACGCCGAAGATGTAGGGGGCGAGGTAGCGCATCAGGCGGCGCCTTCGGCGATGGCGATGGCGACAAGCGCGCGTTGATTGGCCGCCGCGAACTTCGGGTTGCGCTCTATGGCCGGAATGTCAGCGCAGACGCGGCGCAGCTCGGCTAGCGCCTCCAGCAGATCAGGAGCCGCGTCACGCACGCGCTCCCTTGCCTCGTACGCCCGCTTCCACTCGCCGCCATCGCAGGGCTCGATCTCGCCGTCGCAGTGCCGACATTGCGACCAACCGCAGACTGAGCAGCCCGGGCCGTTGTGCGTGCCGCTGTCGCAGACGAACTGGTCAACCTCGCCCTCCTCGTTGAGCGAGAGGGTGTGGCCGGCGGCAACAGCGCGCTCTTCAAAGGTCGGCGTGTGCTGAGCGCCCATCACGCCGCCACCCTCTGAGCCTTGGCAGCAGCACCCGCCAATTCGTCGCGAGCGTTGGCGATGTCGAACGCGGTAAGCCCCGCCATTCCCGGCTTGTCAGACCCGGCGTCGTCCAGCTTGACGCCGAGGAAATCTGCCCAGCCCATCAGGTAGGCATCGGGGTCAGCCTTCGTCGCCGCGTTGCCGATATGGAACGCCACGAAAGCCTTCAGCTTCGTGAGGTTGGCGGCTTCGGTAAGGGTGGTGGCGAGAGACATTACGCAGCGCCCCCGCCATCCAGGTTCAACTCGTCCCGGCGCTTCTCAGCATCGACCTTCCGGCCGAAAATCTGCACGTCGGTCATGGTGTCCATGTCGCGGACTACCCATTCGCCGTGACGCACGCCGATCGCGGCGTAACGCGGGACTTGGACTGTGGGCTTGGGGGTGGTCGGGGTGGGCATCGGTGTCCTCTCGGGTGTTGATGAGAGGAAAGCATAAATGCTGCGATCTCACAACAGCATAAATGCTGCGCCAGCGATTTTTTATGCCGCTCGCGTCGCGCTACCAGATGCGTCAGCGTCACCGCAGCGGGAGGGGACCATGAGAAGATGGATAGCGCTGGGCGCCGCGGCGCTGCTTGCGGGATGCGCTCACCAAGTCGCGCTGACGCCGGCGGATGGCGTCGGGCCCATTGGCCGTGGCCAGGCGCCGTGGAAGCTGAATGGTAATAGCGGCGCGCTCACCATCACCCTCGGCGGGACGGTCTACAGCGGCGAGTATGTCCTGCAGAACTCTGGCGGCTTCGTCGGCATCGGCTCAGCATTCAGCGGCTCCGCAGTGGCGAGCGGTGCGGTGTACGGCGCCAGCACCAATGGGAACGGGAAGGCGTACCTTACAGCGCCTGACGGACGGTCGCTGTCGTGCGACTTCAGCTATAGCTCGATGTCAGCGTCCGGGATCGGGGTGTGTCGCGCGAGCGACGGCAAGACCTACAACATGATGATCCGCTAGAAGTCCGGGTCGTAGGCTCCGATCACGAGGCCAACGATTCTTGCCTCGACGCCCTCGTCTCCATCGACCCCGATTTGAATGGGTTCGGACCACCGCGGGTTTGTTGACCGCGGCCACAGCTCGGCTCGCAGGTGATCAACGCCATCTATCTCGACGAACTTCACCTCACCAACCTGCTTTATGGTGCGCTCACGTATCCGGCCTTGGTCGCGCTGCCTCTCGACCACGACCCAGTGCTTCGGCTTCGGCATGTAGCCCATCTCAATCGCATCAACGACGTGGGCGTAGTGGCCGTCGGGGATCTTCTTGTTCGCGCTGTCGCCGACGACGAGCTCGAGCCATTGCGGCCATTCAGCGTAACGAGGGTCCGGGACTACCGGGTAGCTGATCTGCTCGATTGGCTCTTCGCTGTCGACCTCGTACCAGAGTCCGGCCTGGACGCGGAAGCGGACCGCGAGAAACGATCCCACGATCTGGAGAGCGCGCGTGGGGCCGATCTGTGGCGGCTGCTCTCCTATCGCGGTCGCCAGTTTGGCCAGCGTGCGGCTGCTGGTCATAAACGGATAGTCTGGCTTCAAGGCGCGCTGGACCGTTGAGGCCGCTACGCCAGCCCGCTTCGCCCACGAGGGGGCAGTAAGGCCAACGTGCTCCTTCAGCATGCGCTCCAACCATGCGCGGATTTCGGTGATCAGCTGCGCTTCGTCTGACATCGCCGCACTATGCAGAGCCGCGGCGAAAACGCTCGAAGCATAAACGCTCTTGTGCGAACCGCATTTGTGCAGCATTAATGCTGCTCGATGTCGAAGCTCCTGAATGAATTCGAACGCGACTGCGGCGCCGCCGGCGTGAGGCCGACCGAAGCCCTTCGTCGCGGCGGCGTTCACCCGACGCTGTGGTCGAAGTGGACCAAGGGGAAGTCCCCAACCCTAAAGAATTTTGAGGCGGCGAAGCGCGGCCTCGCAGAGTTGATTCGCGAAAATAAGACCGACGAGGCCGCCTGATGATCACGCGCCTCCTCTGGCTCCTGTTTCCCCGACACATGAACGCCACCCTCCGCATGGGGCGGTTCAAATGATGGAAGCGTTCGCCCTCATGGGCTGCGCGGCCTTCATCGCTGCGCTTTGGTGGCCGGAGCTGACGCGCCTGGTTCGCCGTCGGCGGCGCGCACATCCATATCCCACAAAACAGGTACGGGCCTGACCGCATGCTGCAGCAGACCCGTGCCTTCCATGAATTCTGTCAGCGCCGTTTCGTAGACGGCGCGATGGTGTTCGGCGCAGCGTTGCAATCCGCGCGCCGACTTCGGGTCAATCCGACCCCAGTATTCGAGCCCGCCAGCTACAGCGGCTCTTTTGATCGCCTTCAAGATCAGAACGTTGTCGCCATCCTCCACCACCCGCGCCGGTCCTTCACCGAGCCCCAACTCCGTCGTCACCCAAGATGATGGAGTTACCGATGAATTTCGTGCCGGACGATCCGCGAACTTTGCAAACGCGGCTGGCCACGTTCGTCGCCGGACGGATGACGTCGAAGCAGCTCGCCCGACTCATCGAGAGCGATGTGCGGACGGCCGAAAACATTCGCCGGGGGCACTGGCCCCAGGCTCGCCACTTCGCCGCTATCGTCAGGCTGTTCGGGCGTGACGTTATCGACGCGGTGCTCACCCCTGAGATCGCGGCTGTCGAGGCGCGTCTCGAAGCGGAGGAGCGACATGCCCGACAGGCCTACCTCGCTGCCCGCGCGCGTCGTGAGGCGGTGTGCTTTGCTCCTGAAAGCGATCCGCATCCTGTTCTTCCGTTTGAATTCGTAGAGCGGCGCGACGCCGGGGAGGACGCCCGGTGAACGAAGCCATCGCCCACGTTGAGCCTGTCGCGGAGATGCACGACGGCCCGACGGTCCCAGTCGAGTTCCACCCGCTCGCCAACCTTTTCCCGCTGCTCGATGGCCAACCGTATTGGGACCTCGTCGCGGACATTCGCGACCGCGGTATCCGCGAACCCATCATCATGCTTGAGGGGAAAATCCTCGACGGGCGCAACCGCTACCTCGCGGCGCGCGAGTGCGGGCGACCCTATCCCCTGGTCCAGTACGAGGGTGACGACCCGGCCGCCTACGTCATCAGCCTGAACCTGAAACGCCGGCACCTGACGGAAAGTCAGCGGGCGATGGTGGCGACAAAGCTGGCGAAGCTGCCGCAGGGCCGCCCATCCGGCAAATCTGCCGGTTTACCCACTCAAACGGAGATGGCGGAGGCGTTGAACGTTTCCGAACGCAGCATCCGTTCGGCCCGCGAGGTGAGCGAGCACGGCGCTCCGGAGTTGGTCACCGCCGTCGAGACCGGCGACGCCACAGTCTCGGCCGCCGCCGAGGTCGCCCGCCTCCCCGAGGACGTCCAGCAAGCCATCGTCGGTCAGGGCCCAGACGCCATCCGCGATGCGGCGTCTTCCCTTCGCGAAGCATCCCCCGAGGAGAAGGCTGTCCTTCGCGAACAAGTCATCGAAGCCGCTCGCCGCGGCCTTCGCCCCGCGCCTGCCGCGAAGCGCCGCAACCCCGACCACGTCCCGAACCCGCCGTTTGAAGCGATGGCTGCGGTCGCCGGCTCCTGTCAGCGCATCATCGACAAGATCGCTGAAGGCGGCCCGGCCTTCATCATCTCGGGCTTCATGGATGACGCCATGCGCGACCGAAACGTCGCGACCTTCACGGCGGCCAGGGACGCCCTCAACACCCTTCTGGAGGCCTGCCGTGCTGAATAAGCGCATCCCTGAACTTCACAGCCATGTCTGGCGCGCTGCCGCCACGTGCGGCCACAACGCTGGCAAGATCGCCGATGCGATCATCAGCGATCTTTTCCCGCGCACCGTCGTCGAGGCGGAGATCGAAGGCGCCGACAAGCTTCTGCGATCCGGCCTCGTGACCGAAGTGAACCGGGTGCTGAAATCTGGCACTGGCGACGACGCACAGATGGACTTCGGCGAGATCGCAGAGGCCTTCCGCCCGCTCGTCAGCGCGCTGAACCATCGCCAGTACTTCGTTGAGGCCCGCGACGAGCATGTCCCGGTCGCCCAGCTGATCGCCGATCCCAAACTACTGAACGATGCGCGCGGCTACATGCGCCGCAAGGGCGATGAATGCCACGCCGAAGCGGAAAAGCTGGATCAGCTCTACGCCGCGGTCATGGCGGTGGCGCGACAGGACTAGCCGGCGAGCCGCGCCAGTAGAGCGCGCCGCCAATCGAGCGAACGGGAGCCGGTCCCTATCCGGCGCATGAAGGGAGGGGTCTCGCATGGCGCGAGCGCTCACCGAGGAGAGGGCGGCCGAGCATGGCATCACGCCCGACGGCAAGGGGCGCAACGGCCCCAGCCACGATGACATCCGCATGGCTGTCCACGAGCAGCTTCAGTGGAACGTCAAACGCAAGGCGCTGAACGACCAGATCAGCACCTTCCGGAAAGGCCTGAAGGCCAAGGGCATCACGTTGGGCGTCCTCGACGAGGGCGTCAGGATGCTTGAGTGGTCGCCGGAAGAGGTGAAGGCGCACTTCGCCGAGCGGAATTGGTACGCCGAAGCGCTGCGCTATCCAGTCGGATCGCAGCTTGAGTTCTTCGGCTCCGACGACACGCCCGACGCCGTCAACGAGCAACTAAAGTGGCGAGCTATCGGCGTGAAGGACGGCATTGCGGGCCGCGGCTGGCCTGACCAGGCGCCTGACGGCTGCGCTCCTGACTGCACCAAGAGCTACGGCGAGGGTTGGGAGGAAGGCGCCGAGATGACGCGCCGTGCTTTCGCCGAACGCCAGCGCGCGATCCAGCCGCCCGACCCGGTCGATGAAGACGTCGGCGAGCCTGAGAAGGAAGCCGCCTAGTGCTTATCGCCCTCGACCTCGCCACCAACATCGGGGAGTGCTTCGGTGAACCCGACGCGCTCCCCACGCTCGGCCACCACCGGCTTCCGAGCACCGGCGAGGACGTGGGCGCCTTCCTGTGCGCGTTCGAAGACTGGCTATGGGGCAGGCTTGAGAAGGTCTGCCCCACTGTCATCGTGTTCGAAGCGCCGGTCCTTCCGAGGGCCAAGTACAACAAGGACACCAAGAAGGTTGAGGGCGGCGTCTCGCTGCTGACCACCCGCAAGCTGCAGGGCCTCGCCGGCGTCCTCGAAATGGTCGCCCACCGCGAAGGCCTCGAATGCGTCGAGGTCCAGCCGGCCGAGGCGAAGCAGGCGCTCACCGGCAAGGGCAACGCCAAGAAGCCTGAGATGATCGCGGCGGCCCGCGCGCTCGGCTTCGACCCATTCGTCATGCGAGTGAATGGCGAGGACGCCTCGGATGAGGCCGACGCCTTGGGCGTATTCGTTCGCTACCTGAAGGTCCGCCACCCTGACATCGCCGATGGCTGGGCTCCGAAGCTCAGCGCCAGTGCGCCTCTGTTTGCAGGAGCGGCAGCATGAAGCCCCTCGCCAACAAGGACATCGACGAAGCCCTGGTCAAAGCCGCTCGGGCGGAAACCGGCTGGTCAGATACCCGCGTCGCCGCGCTTCGGCACCTCCACGGACTTGGCCTGTCCTGCGCACAGATCGCCAAGCAGATGGGCGGGGCGACCCGGTGCGGCGTCATCGGAAAACTCCATCGCCTCGGCTTAAGCAACCGCAGGAAACCGAGCGAGCCGCGCCAGCGCACCACCTACTCCAAGCCGGAACCCAAACCCAGGGCGACGGTCGCGCTCAAGATCGCCGGCAACGGCGCCGTGTTCGTGGAGCCCGACGCCCGTCCGCCCCAGTTCCAGACCAAGTTCCGGGAAGGCGAGGGCGGCCTGCGCATCATCGACCCCGGCTTCGACGGCTGTCGCTGGCCGCTGAACGGTGAAGGCGCTGACATGCGCTTCTGTTGTGGGAAGCGGCCCGACGGCGACACCTACTGCGAGGACCACGCACGGGCCGCCTACACCCCCACGATGCTGACGCCGAAGAGGCGGGCCAACGAGCTCGTGCGTTCGCTTCGGAGGTACGCGTGAACAAGCGCCCTGACCTTCAGAAGCTCACCGACGACGATGTCCGCGCGCTGTTGATGGCTCCAGCTGATGTCACTGATGCCGCACTGGCTGAACGCTTCGATGTCGCCGCGACCACGGTGAACCACTACCGCCGCCGGCGCTCGTACCGCGCAATCCGCCTTGCTCGTGAACTTGGCCTTATCGATCCGTCAGCGCCCCGCAAAGGTTGGAACGGCGGGTGCAATCGCGTTCGGGAAACCTTCGCATGACCGCCGGCCTGACCCCTCGCATGGCCGAGTGCCTGGCTGCGATCCGCAAGCTGACAGTCGATGGCGTGCCCCCGACCTATGCCCAGATAGGTGAGGCGATTGGCCTTAGGTCCAAGTCCGGTGTTAACCGCCTGCTCGACGGGATGCGCGCTCGCGGAATGGTCGACTTCGGCCACCGCGCCCGGTCCATTCGGATCATCGAGCGCCCGAGCCGCCAGGATCTGGCACGGCTGTCCCACGATGATCTCCGCGCCGTCATGAATGACGCCATCGATATCTTGAACCGACGCGACGACGCGGCGGTGCAAGCATGACCGACGCCGAACGCATCGCAGAGCTTGAGGAAGAACTGGCTGCGCTGCGCGCGGTTCTGGGCCTTTCCGGTCGGGAGATGGAGCAGGCGCTGCGCCTTCAGGTGGCGTTTGACCTCACCCCCGGCCAAGCGCGCGCACTCGTCAGGCTCTACAGCGCCAACGGCGAGCCGGTCAGCCACGACAGACTGATTCACGGCTTCAGCCCTAACCCCTTCGACATACAGCCGCAGGTCGTGAAGGTTCACGTGTCGAACCTGCGAAAGCGGCTCGGCGCAGACACCATCCCTCCAATCTGGGCATACGGCTACCGCCTCGCGCCCGAAGGCATGACGAAGGTCCGCGCTGCCCTTGGCGAACAGCCTGCCGAGGCCGCGGCATGAGCGCCCTCCGCTCCCTCGACCTCCGCCCCCGCGAGCCCCGCGAGTTGCCGAACAACCTGGAGGCGGAGCAGGCGCTGCTGGGGTGCATCCTCTACGACAATGACGCGCTCGACCGGTGCGGATTGTTGTCGGCGCAGCAGTTCTACGAACCCTTCCACCACCGGCTTTTCGCCTCGATCCTTGAGTGCGCTCGTAAGGGCCAACTGGCTGAGCCGGTTCTCCTCGCCGGTCTGTTCAAGGAAGACGTTGCATTCAAGGAGTTCGGCGGCCTGCGATACCTTGCCGATCTCGTCGACCGCGCGCCGCCAGCGATCTGGGCGGCCGACTATGCCCGAGTTGTTTCGGAGCACCACACCAGGCGCGAAGTGATCCGCATCGCAGATGAGGCGGCGGCCAGGTCACGTGACCCGCAGGAGCAGGCAGAGGCGCTTGTTGCGGATACAGAGAGCGCGCTTTTCTTACTGGCAGAGACGTCTCAGCGCGAGGGCGGCTTCGACGAGTTCGCGGTCGCCATTGACGGCGCCATGGAGATGGCGTCAGCCGCTTACGAGCGGAAGGGAGAACTCTCAGGTCTCGCCACCGGCCTGATTGATCTGGACCGCAAGCTCGGCGGCCTGCACCCGTCCGATCTTATCATCCTCGCCGGCCGACCCTCGATGGGAAAGACGGCGCTCGGGACCAACATCGCCTTCCACGTCGCGAAGGCTGGCAAGTCCGTTGGCTTCTTTTCGCTGGAGATGAGCCAAGAGCAATTGTCGCTGCGTATCCTGGCTGAGGTGTCGGGGATCTCCAGCGACCGCATCCGCAAAGGTGAGATCGACGCGGGCGAATACCGCCGCCTTCACGAGGCCGGGCACGAAATCCGCTCGATCCCCCTGCACATCGACCAGACTGGGGGACTGCCGATCGCCAAGCTCTGCGCCAGAGCGCGTCGGCTGAAGCGCAAGAAGGGCCTCGACCTCGTCATCGTCGATTACCTGCAGCTCGCCACGGCCACCGACAAGGGCCGCGGCAACAGGGTTCAGGAGGTCAGCGAGATCACCCAGGCCCTGAAGGCGCTCGCCAAGGAGCTAGGCGTGCCCGTGGTGGCCCTGTCGCAGCTTTCCCGGCAGGTGGAGAGCCGGGACGACAAGCGGCCCATGCTGAGCGACCTCAGGGAGTCGGGAAGCATCGAGCAGGACGCCGACGTCGTCATGTTCGTCTACCGCGAGGAATACTACCTCAGCCGCACCGAGCCGAAGCCTGGACCCCAGCACCTTGATTGGGAGGTCCGCATGGCTGAGGTCGCTAATCAGGCCGAGGTCATCATCGGCAAGCAGCGGCACGGCCCCATCGGAACCGTGAAGCTGCACTTCAACGCCGACCTGACCAAGTTCGGCAATCTGGCGCGGGACAGCCGGGGCTTCGACTTCTCGCGGCTGCGCAATCCAACTGGTGACCGCGATGACTGATCGCCCATCGCCCCCCGTGCCAGCGGAATGCTCGATGTCAGGCAACGACTGGTTTCCATTCTACTTCGACCGCCTCCGCAAATCGAAGTGGTGGCGTCGCGCGTCCGATGTGGCCCGCGCCCGCAACGTCATGATGTGGGGCGAGGCCTTCAAGGCTGTCCCGGCCGGCTCCCTGCCCGATGACGATGACGAACTCGCCGAGGCTGCAGGATTCGGCATGGACGTCGACGCCTTCCTGGCTGCCAAGGCTGAGATCATGGCGCCCTGGACGCTGTGCGCTGACGGCCGCTGGTACCACCCGACAGTCTGCGAAGTTGTTCTCGACGCATGGGAACGGGCTTCTGACCGCCGAAAGGCCGCAGCCGAAAGGCAGCGCCGCCGGCGGGAGAAAGTCCGTGGCGAACCCGGAAACGTGGCCCGCGTCACGCCGAAAAGCGACCATGTCACGCACGAAACGCCGACTGTCACGCGTGACATTGCCGATTTGCAGCGTGATTTCGGCATACAGGACAGTACAGACAGTACAGTAGAGGAAGCTGACGCTTCCTTGTCGTCAGCCGACGACGAAAGGCCAGCCAAGTACCCCGAGCCTTTTGAGGCAATCTGGAAAGCCTACCCTCACGTGAAGGGCCGCTCCAGTAAGCCCAAATCCCTCGGATATTGGCGCCGCATACCCATGGCCACCCGCAACCGCTTGCCCTCAGCCGTCGACCGCTATGCCCGCGACGGTCGCGAGCCCAAGCAGGACTGCGGCGCGCCGGGGATGGAGCGGTGGCTTCGTGACGAACGCTATCTCGACTGGTTGGAAGACGAACCCCTCGCCGTGGTCCCTACGTTCGCCGGCCCCGCCGACCTCCGCGCTGCCGCCGTGGCCGCCACGGATGAGGACTTCGCCGTCAACTACCTCGACCCGAGTGGATGGCAGGAGATCCCGCGGAAGGCGCTGATTCCAAGGAACAACTTCGCCCTCGCAAAGCTGAGGGGGTCCCTCGGCTGGCTGCTCGACCGGGAGGGGGTCGAGTTGAGCCTGACGCGCAGCGGGAGGGCCGTTGCATGACGACCATCCTCACGGCGTCGCAACTCCCCGACCAGGCCCGCCTGGAAGACATCGCAGCTGAGGCCTTGGCCAAGCCAATCCGCGCCGAGATGTGCCCGCGCCGTCGGCGGCGCCTCGTCCGATTACTGGCCGACTACGCCGCTCGGCTGCTTGCCATGGAGTCGGGCCCTGATGAAGCATCGCGGTTCTTCGCCGCTCTGTCTGGTCAGGCGGCGAAGGCTGCGCATCGGAGGCGCGGATGATCGCGACGGTCAAGCAATCCAGGGCCACCGTCGAGCGCCGACCTACGCTGACCATGCTCGGCGACATCCCGCTCGTCACGCCCTGGCCTGTCGAGGAATTGCCCCTCGCCACCCGCCAGCGGATTGACCGGGCTGAGTTGCGGGCCCGCGCCGGCCTCCGAGCGGAAGCCTCCCGCACGATCCTGCAGATCGAGGCCGACCTCGGGGTCACCCCCCAAGACCGCATCGACGCGATCAACCTGAGGGGCGACTACGAACTCGCGATCGACGCAGCGCTCAAGCTGGCGCTGGCCAGCATCGACATCGCCAAGGTCACACAGCGCAAGGCGAAGAAGGGCAAGACCAAAGCCGCGTCGGCGCCTCGGAGGGCGCAACGCGCCACGCTTCGAACCGAAGAGGATCTGACGGAAGACCAGATCGCGCGGCTGGCGAAGGCGACGGCAAAACTCGCCAGCGCTGACCAGCAGGTTCGGGATGAAGGCCGCGACGAGATTGAGGAGGTCGAGCGCTGGCACAATCGACGCATCGAAGGTCTCCGGCGCGACGTTGAAGAATCCGAGCGGCGAGAACTCGAGGCCCTCCGCGACCCAGACGGGCTCGACCAAATCGTCACCGAAGAAATCGAGGTCCCAGAGTACAGGCGAGACGAGGACGGCTTTCTCGAACTCGAGAAGGGGCGCCCGGTCCTCGATGTGGTCCGCAAGACAAGGACACGGGTCACCACGCGCGACGGGCTCGACACCCTGCTCACCGCGAACGCGATCAACACCATGCAGTACGACGCCGGAATGCGCTATCGCAGTCTGTTCGAGAATGCGGGCATGGACGGCCGCATCAAGTCCATCATGGCGGCGTCCACCGGCAAGCGACGGATGGCGCTCACCGAGGAAGAGATTTTCGCCGATGAGAACTGGATGGCGGAGGTCGCGCGGGCGAAGGCGCATGAGCCGGTGGCAAATGTTGAGAAGTACATTCGCGACCGAGTGCAGAACGACAGGGGCTGCTCCAAAACCGCGGAGCGTGCAGTCACAGCCGTGCGCGCCATCGCGGGCGCCGGGTGGACCCTGTACCGCCTCGCGCCGGCAGGCCGAAAAAACCAGCAGTACAGCGCGGCAATCAACCAGGCACTCACCTTGGCGGCCGACTATTTCGGAATGTGGTAGGTGTCAGCGGGCATGGAGCGGTACATATGAGCGAATACACATTCGGCTTGGAGCCGTACGGAGTTGCTTGGCGCTGCGAGGAGTGCCTCGTCGCGGATTGCGAGAAAACTGAACTGGTGATGCGCGGCTTGGGCGACGCGCCGGTCTACGAGCACGCCTGCGTTGGCTGCGGCGCCAAGGTGACACTGCCGGAAGCCTACCCGACCGTTCGGTGGCGCCGCGCAGCCGACGGCGCGTCGACTTCCAAGTAATGGCGCGTCTATCACGCGCGGAACTTCTCGAGCCCAATAACAGTTGTCGCACGCGACGGGTGCGCCCACACCGTGTCTTGACCGTTTGGAAGTTATAAGCGTATCCAAGGACGCAACGTCGCTTCGTGCGACTGACGAGCCCCGCGCCGCCCGGCCGGGGCTTTTTCGTACCCAGATTGCGGCCCAGCGCCGCCACCAGAACCGGCTCCCGTCAGCGGCACGCCTCACCAGAGCATCGCACTGACCGCTTAGATCGCGGAGCCGACCCCTTACGCCCGCGCATAGCCCCGAGCGGCAGAGCCCGGACCTGGCTCGATAGACCGACAACCTGCGCCGGTTAGGCGGCGTCAACCCGTGAGCGCGGGGCGGCTTGCGACGCCGCTTTCATGGCGCGGGAAGGCTGTCCGTCCGGAACACCATTCAGCCCCCCCAAGGGCGTCCGGCGCGGGGCTGGCCACTGCCTCGTCGGACCACACCGTGACCGGCCCTAAGAGGATCAGATGTCAGCTCTCAAGAATTTCATCCCCGGCTTCCGTCTGATCGACGGGTCCGCGCTCAACCTCATCGTCGCTGCGGTGAACAACATCACCGGTAACGGGACGCCTCAGGCGGGCACGTTCAGCACGCTCAGCGCTTCGGGCGTGGTCTCCATCTCCAACGGTGCGGTCGGAACCCCGGCGCTGTCTTTCACCTCCGACACCGACACCGGAATTTACCGCGTGGGAGCGAACAGCTTCGGGCTGGTGGCCAACGGCGTCGCGTCCCTGGTCGTCACGACCGATGGTGTCCAGACGCTGAACGGGGCTGTTGGAACGCCGAGCATTGCCTTTGCCTCGGACCCTGACACGGGCCTCTACCGCACCGGCGCCAACGCGCTCGGCGTGGCCTGTGGCGGCGCTCTCGTCGGCACCTTCACCTCGACCGGCCTGCAGGGCGCCGTCGGCGCGACGACCCCGGCCGCTGGCGCCTTCACCACCCTGAGCTCCACCGGCGTGACCGAACACACCAACGCGGTGTTCGCGCTCAGCTCGTTCGCCGGCGGCCTCACGGCCCATGCAGGCGGCGGCCAAGGCTCGGCCCTCGCGCTCACCGCCCTGGTCAACGTTATCTCGACAGTCGGTACTGCCGCCGATTCCGTCGCGCTGCCTGCCCCGTCCAAGGTCGGGCAGGTCATAGTTGTCGTGAACGCCGCCGCCGCGAATTCCATGCAGGTGTTTGGGTCAGGAACGGACACGATCAACGGCGTGGCGACCGGGACTGGCGTGGCTCAGGCCGCGGGCAAGACCGGCATCTACTTCGCCACGACCACGGGCGCCGGCGCCGCCTGGTGGCGCGTCCTCTCCGCCTAATCCCCTTCTCTCGGTCAGTAACGGCCTAAGGACCCCGCTGGCGGGGAAGCCAGCATTGGAAGGAACACGATCATGTCTGCTCTCGACGATTGCCCCGGTGGCTACTTCACCAACGGGATGGTCACGCCCACGGGCGCGAATCTCAGCGGCAACTCCCGCATCCCGGTCGACACTGGCCTCTCAGGCGGCGAAAGTCCGCAGTCCGGGGGCATCATCCCCGGCACGCTGCCGTGCCCCGACGACCAGCTGGGCCTCACTGCTCAGGCTGACGGCACCAAGGCCAACGCCACGGCTCTGGGCTACGGGATCAACACCCTGACCACGGTCGCGGGAGCCGCCGACTCGGTCCTGCTGCCCTACGCCTATCCGGGGGCGGTCGTGGTCATCGCCAACACTGTCGCAACCGCGATCCAGGTGTTCGGCAAAGGCACTGACACGGTGGATGGCGTGGCTACGGCTACCGGCATCGACCAGGCCGCTTCGGCTCGCGCGATCTACTTCGGCGTGGCGGGTGCAGGCGATGGTTCCGACGCCGGCGCGTGGCTTTCCATCGGAGCGGCCGCGGCCTAGTTCTGAGTAACGGCCGGCGGGTCTTCGGGCTCGCCGGTCAACCCGCGCGCAGCCGCGTTGCGCTTGAGCCATCCTTCGCCCAGCAACGACATCATCTCCGCCTCCTCCGCAGTGGTCGGGACCTTCACGTCGCCGTGCGCGAGCAGGAAGTGCGATTCCTTGATGGCCTCGACAGTCGCGTCGATCGCAGCCTGGGAAATCGCCGTCAGATCAGCCGCAGCGCCCGTGCTCATCATTAGGCGCGTCAGGTCTTCGCCGTCGAACTCGTAGAGGACCCCCTGCTGCCGCATCTCAGCCTGTATGGCCCGCGCAACGCGTTCGGTCATGTCGCTCACTTCTTCGTCCCCTTCTGATAGGGCTTGCGCTCGAAGGTCCCAAGCTGTGGGGCAGAGACGTGGATGGGCTTCGGCTTCGGGGCCACCATCATCTCGGCAAGCTGCCTCGTAGTCGTGACCTTGGACCCGAGATAACCCTGTAGCACCGACTGCTGTAGCGCCATCTCGCCGGGCAGCTTCTGCGCTGTAGTGTCGAGCGCCATCTCCAACAGCTGCGCGACCGCAGCGTTGCGGGTGATCTTCCTCTTCTTCGCCCACGCCTCAACCTTCGCCACGAGATCGGGCGCGAGGCGGAAGCTGAGCGGCGGTGCCTTCGGCTGAACCATGCCGGATGTAATACACCGTCAGCCATCAACCGACCAGATGTAATACCCCGATAGGAGCGCACGCCCGTGGCGAAAGCCAAGACCGGCAGGCCAACCGACTACGATCCAGCGTTCTGCGACAAGGTTCTGGATTGGGGCCGCGAGGGCAAGAGCAAGGCATGGATCGCGGCGGAACTCGGCGTGGTTCGCCAAACCCTCGAAAATTGGGCCGCCGCCCACGAAGAGTTTTTGGACGCCTTGGCGCGCGCGCAACTTCTCGCCCAGCAATGGTGGGAAGACCAGGGCCAGAAAGGCATGACTGCCGATCGCTTCAACGCCTCGATCTGGTCCCGCTCGATGGCCGCCCGTTTCCCCGAGGACTGGCGCGAGAAGACCGCGCACGTCGGGGGCGACGAAGACGACCCGCCGATCCAGACCGAACTGACGGTGAAGTTTGTCCGCGATTGAAATTCCAGAGGCCTTCGCTTTCCTCTGGGACGACAAGGCTGACGACAATCTCCCCGTTCGATACCGCGCCGTCTACGGCGGTCGCGGCTCGGCGAAGTCGCACAGCCTCTGCACCGCAGCGGTGATCAAGGGCGCCGAGCGCCCGCTTCGCTTCGGCGTCTACCGGGAAATCCAACGCTCAATCCGAGACAGCGCCAAGCGGCTGCTGGACGACAAGATCGAGGCCTGCGGCCTTTCGGCCTTCTACACCTCAACCGACACCGAGATCAGAGGCCCGAACGGCACGCTGTTCCTGTTCAACGGACTGCGGACCAACCCCGACGCGATCAAATCCACTGAGGGCCTGGACATCGCCATCGTCATGGAGGCGAACAAGGTCGCTCAGCGATCCTGGGACCTCCTGATCCCGACGGTCCGGAAACCCGGCTCTGAGATATGGGCCGAGTGGAACCCGGAGTTCGACACCGATCCTGTCGACGCCATGTTCCGCGGCCCCGACGGTCCTCCGCCGGGCTCCATCGTCCGGCAGGTCAACTGGGCTGAGAACCCATTCTTCCCTGATGTTCTGCGGGCGGAGATGGAATGGGACCGCAAGCGCGACTTCGACAAGTACCGCTGGATTTGGGAAGGCGAGTACCAGAAGAACTCGGAAGCCAGAGTCTTCAAGAACTGGCGCGTCGAGCCGTTTGAAGCGCCAAGCGATGCAGTCTTCCGCTTTGGGGGAGACTGGGGCTTCTCGGTCGATCCGACGGTCCTCGTGCGCTGCTATCTCGATGGGCGCACGCTCTATGTCGACTACGAGGCCTACATGGTGGGCTGCGAGATCGACAACACGCCGGCGCTGTTCGACAGCATCCCCGAGGTCAGGCGCAACCTGATCACCGCGGACTCGGCCAGGCCTGAGACCGTCAGCTACATGCAGCGACAGGGGTTCAAGATCGTCTCGGCGATCAAGGGCGCCGGGTCTCTCGAAGACGGCGTCGAGTTCCTGAAGAGCTGCGACATCGTCGTGCATCCTCGGTGCAAGCACCTGGCCGACGAGCTCAGCATCTATTCCTACAAGGTCGATCCGCTGACGAGCGTCGTGCTGCCGAAGCTTGAGGATCGCGACAACCACGTCATCGACGCGCTGCGCTACGCCCTTGAAGGCGCGAGGCGTGCGGCTCTGGCGGTGAAGCCGAAGACACCACTGAAACTCAAGCCGCCGTCGGGCGGGGGATGGATGGGACGATGAGCGAGAAACCCGCGTTCGAGGTCATCTGCGGCGACCACGCCTATCGCGTCTGGGCGGACGGCCACGTCGAGGGTTTCCCTGACAACCGCATCATCATCAACCGCATCCGCGCTCACGCCAACGAGCGCTCCATGGCTGTCCTTCAAAGCGCGGCGGGTCGCGCCAACACCGAGACGCTCGGCCGCGCATGACCGCCTTCATGCTGGCGCTTGCGGCCGTCATCGCCGCCTTGATCATCATCGCCGTGCGCCGGCTGCTCCGCTCAATCGACGCGACCTTCGACGCGCTCGGCAAGCGCGGTGACGACGCCTGATGGCCAAGCGTCCCGCCCGCTCCACACCTGAGGACACCGAAGACGACAAGATCGTCCGCGGCGCCCTGAAGGAGTTCAAGCGCACCGCCGAATGGGAATCGACGGCCCGCAAGCGCTGGCTTGAAGACACCAAGTTCGAGAACGGCGACTCGGACAACATGTACCAGTGGCCCGATGCGGTTCAGACCGCGCGCGGCTTTGGCACCGACACCGAAAAGCCCTGCCTGACGATCAACAAGACGCGCCAGCACGTCCTGCAGATCATCAACGACGCGAGGCAGAACCGCACCCACATCAAGTTCCGGCCGACGGGTGGGGGAGCGACCTACGAGAGCGCGCAAATCCTCGACGGGCTGGTCCGCTACATCGAGTACATCTCGAACGCCCAGCAGGCCTATGCGACGGCCACGCGTCACCAAGTCGTCGGCGGGATCGGCTATCTTCGGGTGACAACCGACTACTGCGGCCCCGACACCTTCGACCAGGACATCTTCATCCGCCGGGTGAAGAACCCGCTCTCGATCTACCTCGACCCGGACATCCAGGAAGCCGACGGCTCCGACGCGCGCTTCGGTTTCGTGTTCGAGGACGTCCCGAAGGACGAGTTCGAGAACAAGTATCCGGAGCACAAGGACATCGGGAAGGCCGCGCTCGACAACGAGTACGGCTGGATCACCGCCGACCACATCCGGGTCGCCGAGTACTTCCGCGTCAAGGAAACCCGCGACACCCTGATCAGCTTCGTCAACCCCGAAACCGGGGCGCGGGTGCAGCTTCGCAAGTCGCAGATCAAGGGCAAGCTGAAGGGCGCGCTCGAAGCCATCCTCGCCGATCCCGAGACCGTCACCCGCGAGGTCATGGATCGGAAGGTCGAGTGGTTCAAGATCGCCGGCCACACCATCATCGAGCGCCGTCCGTGGCCCGGCAAGTACGTGCCGATCGTGCGCGTCCCCGGCGAAGAGACGGTGATCGAAGGCGAGTTGGACCGGAAGGGCCACGTCCGGGCGCTCAAGGACCCGAACCGGATGTACAACTACAACGCCTCCGCTCAGGTTGAGTACGGGGCGCTGCAGAACAAGATCCCGTACATCGCCGCGGCCGAGGCCATCGAGGGTTACGAGAACTACTGGGAGAGCGCCAACCTCACCGACTACTCGGTGCTCCCGTACAACGCCTTCGACGACAAGGGGAACCAAATCGCGGCCCCGGCGCGTCAGGCCCCGCCGCAAGCCTCGCAGGCCTACCAGCTGGCGATGCAGAACGCGGCCAACGACATGATGCTGGTCTCGGGCCAGTACCAGGCCGACTTTGGAGCTCCGAGCAACGAACGCTCAGGCGTCGCCATCCAGCAGCGACAGCGTCAGGGCGCGACGGCGACCTACCACTACATCGACCACGACGCGATGGCGAAGCGGTTCCTCGGTAAGATCATCCTCGACCTCGTGCCGCACGTCCTCGACACCGAGCGCGTCATCACCATCATGGCCGAGGACGGGGCCGACTCGAACGTCACCCTCGATCCCAACGCCGCCATGGCCTACTTCGCCGAGCAGCAGAAGAACGCCGAAGACGCCAAGGAAGTGATCTTCAACCCCAACGTCGGGCGCTACGACGTGGAAGCCGATGTCGGGCCCGACTACGCCACCCGTCGTCAGGAAGCCTTCAACGCGCTGTCGCAGATCGCCGGCTCGAACCAGGAGCTGATGCTTCTGATCGGCGACCTGCTCTTCAAGTCCGCCGACTTCCAATACGCCGACGAGATCGCTCAGCGGCTCGAGCGCATGGTGCCGCCGGCGGCCAAGGACAACGGGCCATCGCCCGAGGTTCTGAAGATGCAGCAGCTCCTGCAAACGCAGGGCGGCCTCATCGAACAGCTCTCCATGAAGCTCCGCGAGAAGGAAACGGCGCTGAAGAACAAGCGCGGCGATCTCGCCATCGGTGTGTTCGACGCCGAGACGAAGCGCCTCACCGCCGTGAAGGACTGGCTGAACCTAGACCCTGAAGGCTTGCTCGCGGTCGTGCGGCAGGCTGTTGACGAGGCGCTGACACCGTTCGCGCCGGAAACCGGAGTTGCTGCGTGAGCGAGACGTTTAAGGCGTTTGTGCCGGATGCGGCGTTCGACGACTACCATTGGCGCGAGTACACGGCCGTAACGTTGGCTGCACGCGTAGCCGAAGACGCCGTTTTCCAGCACTACCGCGCCTTCTTCGACGACGGCAGTCGGGCGGCGTTATTGGAGCGGGCCTGCCTCACCGGCTTCGTCCCCGCTGAGTGGGCGCAGATTTGTAAGGGCTGGGTGGCCTGGTGGACGCGGTACGGCGAAAGCACCGCGATCAACGGTCCCGACTTCGTGCCGCCGGAATTGCCGCAGGAGGCCGATATCATCGCTGCCATCCGCGCGAGAGCCGCCGAAGCTACGCAGATTGCCGCCTGATGTCCAAGCTCATCCACTCCCAGATCGCCGACACCGCCAAGGCCCTCGCCGCCGAAGCCTACGAAGAACTGGCCAAGGTCAACGAGTGGTATCAGCACAACAAGTCGGTGGACATCTACGTCCGCCGCAACTGGCAGCACTACATACCCTTCGCCCGTGAGGCGCTGATCGCGATCCTTTCCAAGGACTACAGCTTCGAGATCGCCATGGGCGTGCACACCGAAGAGACGGTCCAGCGGATGAAGGATCAGGTCGCCGAAGCTCTGATCATCGACGGCCAGTACAAGGCGAACGAGGCGCCGGCATCGGAGCTGGTGCATTGACGGCTTGGCCGCTGGTTTATGTCGAATGGCGCGATAGCTGCGCCGCCCAGGGATGGCAGTCGCCCGAAGACCTCAAAGAATTCGCCCCGTCGTCGTGCAGGTCGGTAGGCTTCCTACTCCGCGAAACGGACGATCACCTGTTGCTTGCCCCGCACGTCACTGAGCCTGACGGTGCTGATAACCGAAAAGTCGATGGGGTGATGTGCATCCCCCTCGAAGCGGTCACCGCGCGCCGGTCACTCGCCTAGCCCAATCCGGCCTGTTGGCCGAGTGCTGCCGGTGGCCCTCACCGGACCTGAGAAACCCGTACATGCCACCTGAACTTGACGACGGTCAGCTCATCGACGCGCCTGTGGTCGAGGCCTCTGAAAATTCGGCCCCTGAGACGCCAGAAGGCGGCGATGCTCCGGAGACACCGGACAACCCCGAAACGCCTACCAGCGAGGCCCCTGAGCCCTCCGGCGATCCTGCTGAACCCGAACCGCCGAAGAAGTCGCCGATCGCGCGGCTCCAAGGTCGCGTCGGACACCTGACGAAGCAGCTCAGCGACCAAGCCGCGGAACTCGAACAGGCGAGGCGTCGGGCCGAAGCCGCCGAAGCGTTGCTGAACGGCGGCGAGGCTGCGGCTACGCCGACCGCTGCTACCCCAGCGCCCGGGACGCCAGACTTCCAAGCGGCGGTGCAGACGGAAGCTCAACGACTCGCCGCGCAGGCCCGCTTCGATACCGACTGCAACACCATCTTCGACGCCGGTGTGACCAAACACGGCGAGGCTGCGTTTCAGGAGTCGGTGGCCAACCTCAACGCGCTGGGGCTCATGGACGCGAGGCTGGTCGAAGCCGCGATGGCGACCGACACCCCGGCCGACGTGATCCACGCGCTCGGCAGCGATGTCGATGAAGCCGCGAGGATCATGGCGCTGTCGCCCGTTCGTATGGCCGCCGAGGTGGTGAAGCTGGCCGGGAAGCTGTCGACGCCTGCCAGTGCGCCGAAGCCGAGTGGAGCCCCCCCGCCGATCACACCTGTCGGCGGTGCAGTGCAGGCCAACCATGACGTCTCGGATCCCAACATCAGCATGGATGAGTACGTGCGTCGCCGTAAGGCCGCCGGCTCCCGCTGGGCAAAGTAGTCGCCAACCGCGTAAACCGACTTGGGCCGGATAGCCCATGCGACGCTGTAGCCGGTTCAGCCCCGGGACAAGCGCCTGAGTGGATGCGCGCCGAAATGGCGCTTCATCAACCTTCTTCCACTGACGGCAAACAACACCATCAGCATCGGCAAGTAATCGCTTGCCCGAGGAAGGAATACTGTCGTGGCAAATTCGCTGCTGACTATTTCGATGATCACGCGGGAAGCCGTGATGATCTTCAAGAACTCCAACGCGTTCATGCAGAACATCGATACCCAGTACGACGGCAGCTTTGGCGTCGACGGGGCCAAGATCGGTGACACCCTGCGCGTCCGCCTGCCGCTCGACTACGTCGTGACCAACGGCCCCGGCCTGTCGGTGCAAAACAGCGTCGAACAACAGACGACCTTGACGATGAGCTATCAGCGTCACGTCGACCTGTCGTTCAGCTCGGCTGAACAAATGCTGTCGGTCGACGACTACAGCGAACGCTTCCTGATGCCCGCGATGAACAACCTCGCCGGCAACATGGCCTCGACCATCATGGCCGGGTCCGAAGGCGGCATCTGCAACATCGTCGCCAACCTGACGGCCGGCGGCGCCATCGACCGTCCGACGCTCGAAACCGTGCTCGAAGGGCGGGCTGTGCTGGCGGAGAACTCCGCCCCGCAGCTCGACCGCAAGTTCGTGCTCGATCCCCGGACCATGTCTCGCCTGACGGCCTCGCTGTCGGGCCTGCTGAACCCGGCGACCGACATCTCGAAGCAGTATCGGGATGGCGCGGTCTACCAGTCGTCCGGCTTCACCTGGATGGAAGATCAGACCTCCATCAAGCACACCAACGGCTCGTTCACGGCCGGTACGGTGTCGGGCGCCGGGCAGACCGGAACCACGCTGACCACGGCGGCGATCACCGGCACGCTGAAGAAGGGTGACATCATCACCATCGACGGCGTTCTCGGCGTCAACCGCGTGACCAAGCAGTCGACCGGCGTCGAGCGTCAGTTCGTCGTTCTGGCCGATGTCGCGAACGGCGGGACCTCGATCTCCATCTATCCGGCCATCGTGCCGGGGTCGGTGGACTACGATCCGACGACCGGCGACGGCGCGGTGCAGTACCAGACCGTGGACGTGTCCCCGGACAACGCCGCGGCCATCTCTCTGTTCGGCCCGGCCTCGGCGACGTTCCGCAAGAACATCCAGTTCGCGCCGCAAGCGGTGACGATGGTGACCGGGGACCTGCCGCTGCCTCCGAAGACCGAGGCCAGCCGCAGCCAGTACGACGGCGTTTCGCTCCGCACCCTGCGGGCCTACGTGCCGGGCACCGACCAGATCGTCACCCGCTGTGACGCGCTGTTCGGCTACCTGTACGTGAAGCCCGAGTGGGGCACGATCGTCGCGGATGCGGTGTAGCGACCAAGCGTAAGTCAGGGCCGGGTCCTTCGGGCTCGGCCCTTTTTCGCGTTCCCATGAGCCACAAGAGGAGGGCCGGCCATGCCGGAGTTCAACGAGTACCCCAAGCGCGTCTATCCGGACGGTGGCAAGGGCGTGAGGGTTCTGAACGAAGCCGAGGAAACCGCAGCGCTGAAGGGCGTGAAGGCGGCTCCGAACGCGAAAGAGCCCAAGGCCGCCACAAGCGACGGGGCCAAGCCTGACCGCAAGGCGATGATCGCCGAGGCGAAGAAGCGCGGCATTCCGAAGCCGACCTTCATGTCGAACGCCGACCTCGCCGAAGCGCTGGCCTGACCAACTGAGCGGAGCCGAGCGCGATGACCACCACCCCAGCGGAATTGATCGCGCTCGCCCTCGTGGACGCCGGGGTCTACGCCCAAGGCCAGACGGCTTCGGCCGAGGACACCAACAACGCCTTCAAGCGCCTCAACTGGATGGTCAGCCAGTGGGCCCGCAAGCGCTGGCTGGTCTACCACCTGATCGACGTCTCGTTCGCGTCCACAGGGGCGCAGAGCTACACCGTCGGAGTCGGGGGGAATTTCAACACTCCCCGTCCCGACAAGATCGAGAGTTGCTTCGCCCGCCAGCTTCTGCCGAGCGGCCAGAACCAGATCGACTACCCGCTGGAAATCCTGCAGTCCCGCGAGGACTACAACCGCATCCGGCTGAAGACGCTGGGGACCTGGCCGAGCCTCGTCTTCTACGATTCCGGCTACCCGCTGGGCACGCTGTACCCGTGGCCCATTCCAGCGGCCTCCCAGTTCTCGCTGCACATCAGCGTCAAGCAACCGCTGAACCAATTCGCCACCCTGGCTGAGGTGATCGAGCTCCCGCCGGAGTACGAGGGCGCGTTATTCTACAACCTCGTGGTCCGGCTGCAGACGGCTTACAAGATCCCGCTCGATCCTGTCGCCGTGTCTCTCGCCAAGGACGGCCTCAACGTCCTACGGGGCTCGAACACGCAAATCCCGATGCTGCGGATGCCGCGCGCGGTGCTGAACCGCGGCTCAGGCTATAACGTCTACAGCGACGGGAACTGAGGTGAAGGTTCCTCTCGTCGGCGGGTTCTACAAGGCCCGCTCGCTTCTCGCCGGCGCTCAGAGGTGCCTTAACCTCTGGCCCGAGGCGAACCAGAAAGACGCGCCGTACCCGTACACCTACTACCTGACGCCGGGCTTGGTCGAGCTCTGCCAGGGCCCGGAAAGAGAAGTCCGAGGCCTCTACACGGCGAGCACGGGCGACCTCTACGCGGTCATCGGCACGGGGGTCTATTACGTCTATCCCAACTGGTCGCTCGAGTTGCTCGGCACGATCGGCACGGTGCGTGGCCAAGTCAGCTTCTGCGACAACCGGCTGGCCATCGTCCTCGTTGATGGAAGCGCCAACGGCTACGTCATCGATCCGGTGACGCGGGAGTTTCAGCAGATCGTCGCCGAGGCGTTCTACGGGGCTGACCGGGTCCGCTACGTCGACACCTTCTTCGCCTTCAATCGGCCGTCGGCGAACCAGTGGTATACGAGCCTGGCGCTGCCCACCCCGGCCATGCTCACCGGCGGCCCGGTCATCGACGGGACGATTGTCGGGGGCTCGGGCTACACCAACGGCACGCACGTTGGCGTCGAACTGAGCGGCGGCACTGGCTCCGGGTTCAAGGCGGAGGTCACCGTATCCGGCGGCATTGTCGCCAGCGTTTTCCCCATCATCGGCGGCGAGGAATACCGCGTCGGTGACGTGCTCACGGCCACGGGGGCTCAGCTCGGCGGCGGCGTCAGCAGCGGGACCATCGCGGCGGGTTCCGGCTATGTCAGCGCGACGTACAACAACGTCGCCTTGACCGGAGGCTTCGGGACCGGGGCGACAGCCAACATCACCGTTGCCGGTGGGGTGGTCACGGTGGTCACCCCGGTCGCCACCGGCGCCGGCTACCGCGTCGGGGACATTCTGACCGCTCCGGCTTCGTCTCTCGGTGGCGTGGGGGCCGGCTTCACCTACACGCTCACCGCCATCACGTCGGGCGGTTCCGGCTTCACCTACACCCTGACCGAGGTCGGTTCGTCGGCCTTTGATGCGCTCGACATCGCGGCGAAGACCGGGGGTTCGGACGGGATCGCCACCATCGAGATCGTCCACAAGGACGTCTGGCTGCTGGGCGACCTCTCGACGTCCGAGGTCTGGTACAACGTTGGCGGGGCTGACTTCGCCTTCACCCGCATGCCGGGCGTGTTCATCGAACATGGCTGTGAAGCCAGGAATTCCGTCGCCAAGGTCGATCTGACGCTGTTCTGGCTGGGCCGGGACAAGGAAGGACACCTCCTCGCCTTCGCGGGCATGGGCTACGAGGCCAAGATCGTCTCCGAACCGGCCATTCAAGCCGAGTGGGAAAGCTACGAGCGCACCGACGATGCGATCGGCTTCACCTACCAGCAGGGCGAACACGCCTTCTGGGTCCTGACCTTCCCGACGGCGGACAAGACCTGGGTCTATGACCTCAAGGAAGCGCTCTGGCACGAACGCGCCTGGTGCGACGACAACTCGAACGAACACCGCATCCGGGCCAACTGCATGGCCTACGCCTATGGGAAGATCGTCGTCGGGGACTGGGAGAACGGCAAGCTCTACAGCCTCGATCTCGATACCTACACCGACGCCGGCCAGCCGATCCTGAGGAAGCGCGGGTTCATGCACCTCGTCGGCGACGGCAACCGCGTCCAGTACAAGCGCTTCATCGCCAACCTGTCGGGCGGTCTCGCTCCGGGCCTCCTGACCGAGGACAGCCCGCAGGCGTCGCTGCGAATGTCGGACAACCGCGGCGCCAGCTTCGGCAACCCCGTGACAAAGCCGGTGGGCTCCACGGGTCAGTACGAGACCGTCCTGACCTGGTGGCAGCTCGGACAGGCCCGCGATCGCGTCTTCGAAATCTTCTGGGACTTCCCCTACGAGACCGCGCTCACGGGGGCCTGGATCGACGCTGACAAGCTCGGCACATGAGCCTCGACCAGAACTTTCCGCAGCCCGACGTTCCCTTCGTCGGGGCTGACGGGAAACTGACCCTTCAAGCCATCGCGTTCATCAGAACGCTCTGGTCGCGGACCGGGTATGCGCCGGGGGTCAGCTCAGACGATCTTGCCCTACTCGGGGCCCTGACCGGCAACGAGCCGGACGTAGACACACAGGCGCGTCAGGATGCACAGGACGCGTTTCTGGCGGGTGTGCAGCCGCCCGTCATCGCGACCGATCCAGCGGCCCGCTCTGGGGCGTCTGACGCGCTTCTGACGGCGCTGGTCCCGAACGTAGCCCGGACGGACTTCACCGAGCCGGAAATGTTCGCGCTGAGCCTGTTCGGGCCGCTGTTCGCAGCGGCGGCGAGCGCAGGCGGTGGGCTGACGCCAACAGGGGTCACGCCGGGGACCTATGGCGACGCCACAAACGTGGGCCAGTTCACGGTCAACGCCTACGGACAGATCACCGCCGCAGCGGATGTGCCGATCTCAGGCTCCGGCGGATCAACTTGGTTTCCCATGGTCGATGGCGCTGAGCCCCCGGCCTTCATCACCGACGGAGCGGGGGTTCTCATCGCCGTGGCATACGCGCCGTGACCGATTCCACACTGAACCGCTTCCTCGCGTCGGGGACGAACGCCGAAAGGCTGGCGTTCACGCCCGACCCGGCAACGCCGGCGTCAGGGCCCGACCCGACGTACATCTGGTTCGAGACCGATACGGGCGATACCTATGCTTGGGACTTCGGCGGGGCGGCGTGGGTTCTGATCAGCGCCAGCGGCGGGGGGATCACGCAGCTTACCGGCGACATAACGGCAGGGCCCGGCTCGGGCTCGCAGGCCGCGACCATCGCCAACGACGCCGTCACCTTCGCCAAGATGCAGAATGCGTCAGCGGGGTCGCGAGTTATCGGCTCGACGGCGGCGGGGAACTTCTCGGAACTGACCATTGGCCCGGGCCTGAAGCTGGTCGGGTCGATTCTCGTTCCCACGGTCATCGGTTGTCGCGCCACGATGGCGGCGGACCAGACGACGGCCAACTACACAACCTCGACGGCCGTGCCCTTCGACGGCGCCGACGAGTTCGACACGGACAACTTCCACAATCCCGCGTCGCAGAACACCCGCATCGTCATCCCCGATCTGACGGCGACCTACGGGGTGAGGGCGAAAAAGGTCAGCCTTACCGGAACGCTCTCGGTGGCGCTGCTGACGGCCGACATGTGGATGTTCGTGAACATCCTGAAGAACGGCGCGATCTTCAATCCTGGCGCCCGAATGGCGACCGAGACCGGTATCACCAATCCCGGCGTCACGCTGACGGTGAATGACGTTGTCGTGGTGGGGGACGGGACGGAATACTTCGAGCTCACGCTCCAGGTAGAAACCGACACCTCGATCACGGTCTCTGCCAACCGCACATCGCTGTCGGTGAAGGTCACCGACTGGGGCTGACGCCTCAACCCTCCCATCACAGAAGGTCGAAATGATCACACCCAAGACCCTCTACACCGGAGGGCAGCTCACCAATGCGGCCGCAACGCTGTTCACGAGCCCGACAAATACGAAGTCGGTGATCACGCAGGCCGCGTTCACCAACGTCGACACCGTCGCCCGGCTGCTGACGGTGTGGATTGTGCGCTCGGGAGGCGCTGCGTCCGACGCCAACATCCTGATCGACGAGAAATCACTTGCCGCGCAGGAGACCTACGTGTCGCCGGAACTAGCCGGGCAGATACTCGGCGCTGGTGACTTCGTGCAGGCCAAGGCCGACGCGAACAGCGTCATCACGGTCGCCGGGATCAGCGGCTACGCGATCACCTGATGCGCCATTTCCACAAGATCGCCGAGGGCGTCGACGTCTTCCCGGTCGTCCATGCCCTCCAACGTCAGCCTAGCCTCTGGAACGCGCATTCGATCCGGACGAAGCACCCGGGCACCGCGCACGCCGAGGCCGACGACATCCTGGTGTTCTTCAACGCGCTCGATGGGGACGTGGCCAACGACCGCGAGGTGGTCCCGTTCCCGGCTTGGGATCGCCTGCCTCAGCTTCGTCCCGTCGTCTTCAACCTGATCCGCCACGTGGAAGGGGTGAGGCTCGGGCGCGTCATCATCTCGCGTCTGGCGCCGGGGAAGCAAATCTACCCGCACGCCGACGCCGGCGCTCCGGCCACGTATTTCGAACGCTACCAGATCGCCCTGCAATGCCTCCCGGGCGTGGTCTTCAGAGCGGGAAATGAGCAGGTCCAGATGAAGACCGGCGAGGCCTGGTGGTTCGACAATCAGCAGGAGCACTCGGTCATCAACAACAGCGCCGACGACCGGCTGGCGCTGATCGTGGACATCCGGAGCGCGTGATGTTCACCGCAGCGCCAGAGCCCTTCATGGCGCAGGTCGAGGAGTTGAAACCGCTCCTGCCGCTGCACTGGAAAGAGCTTGCGATCTACAAGGACCGCATGCCGCTTGATCCCGAGTGGGAGAGCTACGCGGTCTACGAGGCCGCAGGGAGGCTGATGTATGTCCCGCTTCGTCAGGCCGGAGAATTGATCGGCTACTTTCTGGGGATTGTCGGCCCGGGCCTGCACTACCAGACAACGCTGACGTGCAAAATGGACATCGCCTACGTCCTCCCCGAATACAGGGGGTCGGCGGGGCGAATATTGTTCGACGCTGTGAAAGCCGAGTTGAAGCGGCGGGGCGTCAAGCTCTGGTGGGTCGGGTCGAAGGATCACCATCCCATCGAGGGCTTCTACGAGGCGCTCGGCTTCGAACGTCAGGAAACCTATTTCGCCATGTGGATCGGGGATCAGGATGCACCGTGACCTGAGGGCGCTTCTCCGCGACCCGACGCAGGACAACATCTGCCACATCGCCGCCGCCATCGTTACGGCGGGAGCTCTGGGCGCCGGCGCGGCGGTCTACGGCGCCAACAAGCAGAAGGACGGCGCGGATCGCGCCGCGGACATCCAACTGCAGATGTACAACACCACGCGCGGCGACTTGATGCCCTACAACCAGGGCGGCCAGGAAGCCTTCAAGATGGCCAACCGGTTGATGATGGGCTCGCCGCAGCAGCAGATGGCCATGCTCGAAGGCCTTCCGGGCTACCAGTTCACGAAGCAGCAGGGCCTGAAGGCCGTCCAGAACAGCGCCTCCGCGCGAGGTCTTGGGGTCTCAGGCGCGGCCCTCAAAGGTGCTGCGGGCTTCGTTACCGGGCTCGCAGACACGACTTTCGGCAACCAGGTAAACCGGCTCATGGCAAGCGCGCAGCTCGGCGAAAACGCGGCGGCGCAAACGGGCGTGGCTGCGTCGAACGCAGCCAGCGGCGCCGGCTCAGCCTACATCCAGGGTGGGAACGCCCTTGCGGGCGGCGCCTCAGGCGTGGCCAGCAGCCTCGGCATGGCGGCCCTCGGGTACGGCATGTACGGCGGCTTCGGTGGAGGCGGTTACCCCGCTCCCTACGCCGACCCCGCAGCCCACGTGATCGTCTGAGGTGGCTGACATGCAGAACATGCTCATGGGTCCGGGCCCTGCACAGGGCGCGCCGGGACAGGCTCAGCAAGCCGCGTCGCCGCAGTTCACGCCGCAGCAAATCGCCGAGGCCAACAATCATCTCCAAGTTGTCATGAAGGCGCTGATGGGGCTCGTCGCTCAGCCTCAGGGCTCGCTGACGAAGAAGTCGGTTTTCAGCGCGGCGGGAGAGATGATCGCGGAGGGCGCCTTCCGCACGCCTGAGGCGAAGCAACAGCTCGTCGCACAGCTGGCTGAGCTTCCCGACGACGAGGCCTCGATCCGCAAAGCCATCGGGGCGCAACTCCTCGGCATGGGCGAGATGGCGGACCAGTTCGCGGCCCACCTGGCGGAGAACCCCAATGGCTGAGGTCGACGCCTCGATCACCGCCAACGCTGGGAAGAACGCGCTAGGCGCGCTTGGTCAGATGGCCGAGACGATGAACGCGGTGAACCAGAACCGTCTGTTCATCGGTCGCGAGGTCGCCGGCCGCGCCCTGCAGCAGTCGATCAATCCGCAGACGGGCGAGATCGACTTTGCGCGGTTCAACAAGCTTATCACGGCCAACCCTCGCGTCGCGCCTTACGCACAGGAGGCTTTGTCGCAGGCGCTGGCCCAAAGGGGTCAGGACATCCTCAACACCACCAGCAAGGCGAAGCTGACCGAAGTTTACAGCGCCAACATTCGGCAGGACATCGGCGCGACCACGAGCCCGTCGGCCGCGTTGCTGGCAATCCAGCGCGGGATTGCCGCCGGCCGCTATCCGAAGGAATTCGCCGTCGGCTTCATCGGCGACACGGACCTCAACGCCCTGGTCAAGGAGGCCGCTATCGCGTCAGGCTCCGAAACGGCCATGGAGGCGCAGTTCGGTACGCCTGGGACGGTGGACACCGGAGGCGAGATCAAGGCTGTCACGACCAACCGCATCACCGGACAGCGCACGGCGATGGGCGGCGATGCGGCGGAGATCGACAAAGAGCTGAGCCCGGAGACTCTCGCCACTCGCGTCCCGATGGTCGGTCCCAACAACGTGCCCGTGTCGGTTCCGCAGTCGGCCCTCGTCGACGAAACCGGCCAGCCCAAAGTCAGCGCGCTCACGGGTCCCTCCGGCGAGATCAAGACCGGTCTCGCGCCCGGTGTCAGTGAAGCCGCTGGTACGGCCGGTCAGGCGAGTGCAAACATGGCCATGGCGCTTGTCCAGCGCGCCTCGAAGGCCCCCGAAAACAAGGCCATCCTCGGCAACATGGACGGCTTGCTCGACGAGTTCACGCCGGGACCTCAGAGCGGGTTCTGGAAGAAGTTCGGCCAGGTCGCCGCCGAGTACGGGATCAAGGTCCCTGGCGCCCCGCCGAAGGACAAGGTCGCCGCTCAGGAGGAGTTCGGAAAGCTGGCCTTCCAGCTCGCCCAGTCGCAGTTCCAGGCGCTTGGCGGAACCGGGACCAACGCTCAACTCGACAGCACCATGCACACCAGCCCAAGCGAGTTCCTGACCCGCGAAGGCTCCAAGAACATCATCTCGCTGCTGAAGGGCAACGAGGACGCAATTTCGGCTCAGGCCGATGCGTGGGAACGCTGGCAGCAGGCGGGCAACGGCCCGGAAACCTACGGCCGCTTCGTCAACCAGTGGAACAAGATCTACGACCCGCGCGTGTTCCAGTCGCAGTACATGACGCCTGAGAGCCGCAAGACAATGCTGAATGGCATGTCCAAGGCTGAGCGGAAGAAGTTCGAAGCCTCCTACAAGCAAGCCGTCGGGCTGGGCTGGGTGACGCCGTGAGCGACGACCTCCTCAGCATCCTGACCGGCGGCAAGGAGAAGCTCGCCCGCGACCCGGTCGATTACGTCGTCAGGACCGTTTACGGCGAGGCCGATCCCGATACCGCCTCTCGTCAGGCCGTCGCCGGCGTCATCGTCAACCGGGCGAAGAAGAAGGGTAAGGGCTACGACGAGATCGTGCTCGAGCCCGGCCAGTTCGAGCCTTGGGGCGACGCCAAGGCTCGGGCGCGGATGGAGGCCCTTGATCCTGCGTCAGAAGAATACCAGGCCATCGCGCGCGACGTCGCTCCGGTCCTGAGCGGCGAGGTGACGGTCCCCTACGACCACTTCTACGCGCCTGAAGTTCTGAAAGGACGTGGCCAATCGACACCGGATTGGGACGACGGAACCGGAACGAAGGTCGGGACGCAGCTGTTCTTCGCGCTCGGCGATGGCGGTCCAGGACCCAACCTCGGCGCCATGCTTGGGACGGCGGACCAGAAGGCGGCCGATGAGGCATGGGCTAGCTTCACGTCAGGCGGAAAACCCGACGGCAACCTGCTGGACGCCTCCGAGACCAAGATCGTCGATGGCAAGGTTTTCGTCGGCGACACCGGCAAACCGCTGACCCCGGAACAGCAAGAGACCTACCTCGCGATGGCGAACGGTCAGGTGCTGAACCCCGACGCCCCGGCTGGCAGCGTCAATCGCCCGTGGGTCCGCCGCGGCGCGGTCGAAGGCTCCGGTCACATCGAAAGCTTCAAGCCCGGCGAGTACTACATCGATCTCGACGGGGTGCTGAAACAGGAGCCGGGCCCGAACGTCCCGACTATCGGCTTCGGCCAGGCGATGGGTCGCGGCGGTCTTGACGTCCTCCACTCAATCGCGGACCTGGCGCCGTTTGCGGGCGACTCCGAACTCCGCGCGCGGCTCGAAGCCAACCGCCTGATCTACGACGCTGCGGAACACGGACTATCCGCAAAGGCCGGACGATTCGGCGGTCAGGTGCTCGGCGCGGCCCCGATCATGGCGGCTGGCGCTCCGGTCCTCGGCGTCGCGAGAACAGCCCTCCCAGCTGCGGCGCCAGCGCTCGACTTCATCGGGGGTCAGGCCGGCGGCAATCTCCTTATGCGTGGCGCGTCGATGGGCACGGCCGGGGCGCTGGAAGGCGCAGGCGCGGCGACCCTCGTGCATAGCGCCAACGATGCGCCCCTTGCCAATCAGATCGCGCTCGGCAGCGCGTTCGGCTCTGTGGGCCGCCCGGTGCTCGCGGGGCTCGGTCATGTCGGGAACCGCATGTTCAATCCGCAGGCCATCGGGGGAGCTGAGCCCGCGGCGCAGCGCCTGGTCTATACCCAAGCTCAGGACCTACCAGTTCCCGTCCCCCTCACGCAGGGGCAGATCACGCTCGCACCAGCGCAGCAGATGTCCGAGAACGCGCTGATGCGGGGCGTGAAGGGCGACGCGGCCGCCCAGGTCATGCGCGATTTCGCGGCCGAACAGCAGGGCGCCCTGAGGGGAAACGTGGACGCCATAACCGGCCGGATTACCGGTGGCTCGTCGGTTGAGGCTGGAGAAGGCGGCGCTGCGGTGTCGAAGGCGCTGAACCAGAAGTACGACGCGGCGAAGACTGCGATTGACGAGGCCTACACCAAGGCCCGCGCCGCCGCTGACGGGGCCTACCTTCCCGCCGAGGAGCGGAGCGTCATGGCCGCGACCATTCGCGAAGCGACGCGTGAGATCGACCTCTCGGGCACGCCCCGGGTCAAGTCGATCCTCGACGGACTGGACGAGTCCCCGACCTCCTCGACCTTCACCCCGCTCGACATTTTCGACGCCCGGGCGAAGCTGACCACGCTGCGTGCGAGCTCGGACGGCCCTGAGGCCCTGGCCGCCAGCCGTTCAGTCAAGGCCATCGACGCCTACATCGACGATGCGCTCACCCGCGACCTGATCAGCGGAGATGAAGGTGTCGTGCAGGCCTGGCGGGACGCCATCGGCAAGCGCCGCGAGTTCGGCAAGCTGTTCGAGGGCGACGACCTGATCAATGGCCTCACTGAACGCACCTTGCATGGCGACGGCCGTGCCCTGAAGGTGGCTCCGGAAGATGCGGCGAATTACATCTTCAACCGCTCGAACCTTGGGTTCATCGGCAAGCGCGACCTGGCCCGCGACCTCACCCGACTGCGCACCGTCCTAGGGCCTGACAGCGCAGAATGGGGCGCACTGCGGGGCGAAGCCTTGATGCGCTTTGCTCGCGCCGGCGAGGGCGCTCCGGAAGGCGGGGTGGCGCAGTTCTCCGGTCAGAAGTTCCTCAAAGCCTGGAACGACGCCAAGTCGAAGGATCCCCAGATCATCCGCACCCTCTTCACGGCGGAGGAGCGCGAGTTGATCGATCAGTTCGCCGAGGTCGCGCAGCGCGCCACAACCCCCGTCAAGGGCGGCGACAACGCGAGCAACAGCGGGGTCTACGTCGCGGCGCTGACGCGGAAGTTCTTCGAGAACATGGGGACTATGGGCGGCGGGGCGGTAGGTTCAGTGGGCGGCCCGGGTGGCGCGGCCGTCGGAGCCGGTATTGGCCGGGCGTTCGACACCTTCATGCGAGATGTAAGGGCGGTTGTTCAAGCGAGGAAGGCAACTGCCGGCGCAAAGCCTGCAGCGCCTCCAACCCCCAAAAACAAGCTGATCGGAGCCTTAGTCGACAGCGCCACGCACGCGGCGCCGGTTATCGCTGGCAATAACCTTGTCCACGCGGGGCCGTAGAAAAGCGCGCCAGAGGCCCCAGGCGCTGACACTGATTGCCGAGGCGATCAGGTACGCCCGCCGCAGCTCAGCACTGGCTCCGATCTGGTCCAACATGGCGAAGCCGAGCGCCGCAACGAGGCCCCAGACAACGGCCAGCACGAGGATGATGCGGACGAAGCGCATGGGCTTCCTGTACCACCCACGGCGCTGCTATGGATAGGCCATGCCATCGTTGGGCCCTTGGAGCGGGATCGTGACCTCGGAGCGGCCGCGCCGGCGCTTCGCCTGGCGACGGAGCGCGTGGCAGCTCTGGTCGCTGATCGTTGTGCTCCTGGCAGCCGCGTTCGTGCTGACGCTCTACCTCGGCCCAAGGTCGCAGACGCCTGAGGAGCTTCCAAGCCTGCCGGTCAAGCCTGTCGCTCCTCAGGGATAGTTACGCAGCCAGCGCCCTCTTCACTGCTGCAGGCTCCCGCTGGATGATCTTCAGCAGAACCCGCGTGGTGGGCTCCGGGTTCTTCCGCTTCTGTTCCCAGTCGCGGACGGCCCCGACCGAGAACCCGAACTGCATCGCGAACTCGGGTTGGCTCAACCCAAGCCCGCGGCGCACCTCGCGAACGTCGATCTCGTCGGGGATATGCACCCGGTAGGTCGCCGGATCGGCGCGACCCTCGGCGATCTCCACCGCGTCGGCCAGCCCGGCCATGATGCGGTCGAAGTTGGTCGTGTCCGCCTTCTTGGGCGCCCTGGTGGTCCTCTTCGTCGTCTTCTTCGTCATAGTCATCGTCATACTCTCGTGCCCCTCCATGCCCTGCTACGCGGGTTACTGGGCCGCCTTCGAACCGAGGCTCTTGAGCAGCGTTGTCGTCATGGCCTTCATCGCGTTGACCTGAGCGCCGGTGAAGTTCGCCTGCGAGCCCTTGTTCAGGACCGCGATCAGAAACACCGGAACCGTGTCGCCACCGAAGAAGGTCACGACCCGATAGCCGCCCGACTTGCCCTTACCCCGACCGGGGATACGGACCTTCCGGCAGCCGCCCGAGCCCACGATCAGCGCCCCACCCTTCGGGTCGGAAGCGATGATGTTCACCGCTTCGAACCGCTCCTCTTCCGTCATGCCTTCGGCCTTGGCGGAGGAGAGGAAGGTCGGGGTTTCGATGACCGTGTGCATGAGTGAACGTATACGGCGCGGCCGTAGTTCCGTCAACCCAAATCATACGGCTTGGCCGTAGTTTTTCCAGCGAGGACAGAATGCCCGCAGCTCCTCTCCCGCCGGGGAAGGTTCAGTTCTTCGACGTCAACGGGGACCCGCTGGTCGGCGGCTTCGTCTATCACTACGCGCCTGGCGGATTGACCCCGAAGGACACTTGGCAGGACTACTCGCAGGAGGTCCTGAACGATAACCCGATCGAGCTCGACGCCAGAGGCGAAGCCGCCATCTGGGGAACCGGCCGCTATCGACAAATCCTGAAGGACGCCGACCTCAACACGGTCTGGGACGTCGAAACCTTCGTCGCCGAACCGCTCCGCCCAGCCGATCCGATCCTGACCTACACTGGCGGCCCTCCTGGGCCGAGCGAGTTCCTCGGCGGCGAGGCGTTCACGAGGGACATTTCGTTTCCCGCCGACCTCGCAGGCTCCTTCGGCCTTCCTCCGGGCGCCAACCCCGGAGCCTCGTTCGCGGTCACGATCAAGGTAAGCGGCGTCACTGTCGGGACCGCGACCTGCTCCACAGGTGGCGTCTGGACCTTCACCACGGTCGGCCACGTCGGGTTCAGCGTCGAAGGCGGCGTGGACTATCTGCAGTTCTTCGGCCCCGCTACGCCCGACGCGTCCATTGCCGACTTCGGCTTCACGCTGAAGGGGACGCTCGACCTGTGAACTATCTGATGGAGGCCAAGGAAAACTACGTCCTGGCCGAGAGCGAGGCGTTCAACGCCGGCACGTTCCCGTACCTGTCTCTGGCAACGAATATCCAGCCGAGCACGGCCTTCGACCCGGGGCTGCGGAAGATCTTCTACTCGAAGTGCTACTGGTCCGACGGCCTGAACGCGACGAACGATACCGGCTTTCGCGTCTGGACGGGGATCATCGGGTTCAACAACGGCGCCGCCTACAGTCCCGGCAACTACAACAACTTCTCGATCATGTCGGTGGACATCGATAGCGACGATGTCACCGAATACGACGCCTACGACCCGGACAGTACGGTCCCCAACGGTATCGGTGGCTCGAACGGCACGGCCCGGCGCTATGTCGAGGCCGACGCCTTGGAGCCACAGGGGATCAAGATCGTCGATCCGCGGACGGGGAACGTCTGGTCTCACCACACTGCCGGCGGGACCCGGTCGTGTGTGATCTACGAGTTCAGGGCGCAGGACGACTACGCGCTCACGATCAGCCCCTACGTCCCCGGCGGCGACCGCCACCTCGAGTTGTTCGGGATCAGCGCCAACTGGGTCGTGATCGGGGATTTCCAGAAGAACACGGCAAACCGCTACACGCTCGAATGCCTTCCAAGGCTGAGGCAGACCGACGAGGTCACGGCCGACTATCTGCTGAGCTACGCCGCGTTCCAGATGCCCTCAACGTTCGATGGCGCAGCCAACGCACCGATACGCAACTGCATCGACGCCGACGGCAATTTCTGGTTCGCCGGCGCCGAGCGGGGTTCGGGTGCGAGGGATTACCGGCTCGCCAAGTTCGTCCCGCCGGCAGCGGTGGCCAATCCGGGTGTTGGTGGTTCGGTCACCGACATCACGCCATGGACCTCTTCCGACGGCCCCAACACCGACGCCGCCCCCTACACCCGCTCGTCTACCGCGACCGTCCTCAACAACTTCATCCTGCGCAACCAGATCAGCGTCTACGCCCTCCACGCGACGGACGAACTCGTCTTCATCAACCGGCTCTATCCCGAGCAGATAGGACCGTCGGGGTCCGCTGATAGGGCACTGCTGTTCTTCCAGGCCACCTACATCGACATGGGTGACCTGTCCTACGACTTCGTGGGCTCCTTTATCACCGGCTACATGACCGCCGCCTGGGTGATGACGGACGATCCGAACGCCGCAGCCTACGCGGTCTACGACATGCGGGAGTCGGACCTCTACCGCGACTACAACGGCTACAATTATTCGGGTGAGGGGATCGACCATACCCTCCGGTGGTTCGACGTCGTGGTCAGGCCCGTCAGCGGTGGTGTGATCGGCGACACGACTACGACCAGGATCGTCAAGGCGCAGTATCGGTTCGTCTCAGGCGAGGTCCCCGCGCTCACCCGGTTCATCGACGAGACGAACAGCTGGGACCCGCGCTATCCGGACTATGCCGTCGCCATCTCCGATGACGACATCATCTACTTCACGACCGGCCAGAATACGTCGGGCGCGGTTATCCTGCTCAACGACAGCATCCTGACCGATGTTGCAACCTCAAGCTTCTGGTCATCCGGCCTGACCCCCGACGACGATGGGGCCTTCAACCGCTTCACTGAGTACTTCCTGAACCGCGAGGGCGAGCAGGTGACGCAGCCCTTCATGAAGCTGTCGTTTTCGAGAAACCGCGGCGTGTGCCGCATCCGCTACGGCGACATTCCTCGCTGATCTTCTCCACAACCTGACCTGAAAGGAGCGGCCATGTCTGGCGGCTTGCTTGTCGACACCCCGGGACTGGTGGCGTCGTCCTATTTCGTTGGCCTCACCCCGAGTGACGATACCGTACTGAGCGGCGTCCGCGCGCTCTACGTCGGCGGCGCCGGGACGCTCGTGGTCAGCAACTCGAATGGCGCCGACGTGACGTTCGAATGCGTCGCTGGCGTCACGCTGCAGATTTCGCCAACGAAGGTGAAGTCGACGGGGACAGACGCAACCCTGATCGTGGCGCTCTACTGATGCGCCGCTTCGGTCTCGGATTGGGCCTTGGTCTGCCGGGGCCGCAATTCCCTGTCGTGCCCGATAGCGGCCTTCCTCCGCCACCTGAGGGCTTTGCCTACGTCGTCAACGAGGATGGCGACTTCTACGTCAACGGCGACGGCGCCTACTACATCACGGAGATCGAATAATGGTTGATACCGTCGTGCTGGACCCTGCGCCACGCAACCCCGACGCTGAAAACGGGCTATATCCATTCCCCGTGCCGCTGATCGATTGCTTGTTGCAGGGCGCGTTCATCCCGCCAGGCGATGCCGATGTGACCCGAACGGTCTCATTGGCGGGTATTCAGATAGAGGCCTATTCCACCGATCAGAATACGATCAACGCGAGCCTACAGACGCTGGTTCAGGTTCCCCAGGCGATGATCGAGGCTTCGTCGGTCACCGTCGACGTGTATGCCCAGTATTACGACAACACCGGGCTGGCGGAACAGCACGACATCGAGGGATTGGTAGCTGTGGTGCCGGCCGAAGGCGGCCCGGCGGCGACGGTGGGAACCTTGGCAGCCACCCCTTTGACCACATCAAAAGCCACGTACAGCATCGTCACCCTGCCGGGGAGCGTGCCGCCAGGCTCGCTATTGATGATCGAGACCGCGTTGACGATCCGCGCCGCCGCTGGCGGAGATTCCGGCGCGATCCTCAACGCCATCGTGGTTTCGTAGCGCCTGACGCGCCCTGTTAAGTCGTTCGTGATGACCACCTGGTTCTGCATCGAGGCGCGCTAGGGCGCTCTTAGGGCGCCCACCCGGCGCACCCAATCCAACCTCAGTCACGCCGGGAGTGCGCGCATGGACCTGACGCTTGCAGGGGCTATCCAACTCTACACGCCGTTAGCGGGGCTCGCCCTCCTGGCCTTCTGGGTCGGTGCGCTGAGCGAGCGGGTCAAGAACCTCCGCAAGGACGTCGACACCCTGAACGCCCGCCACGACGCCGAGATGGGTGAGGGCGGCTTGCTCGAGCGAGTGATCCGCATGGGCGTCAACCTCGAGAACGCGACGAAGCAGCTCGAAAGCCTCGACCGCCACATGCAGGGCGTCCAGCGCCAGATCGCGAACCTGATGAAGGGGTCGGTGGAATGAGCGACGAGAAAGCGGTCACGAAGGTCATCGAGCATGGCGACGCATCCGACCTCCCCGAACTCGATTGGTTCTGGCGTCGCGTCTACGTCTTCGCGCTGACGGTTGCCTGCTGCCTCTTCGTCTGGCTGGTGGCGCGCCGGGTAACAGACGTGGCGACCCTTCGCGAAGCCATCCGCAACGCGATGGGCATCATCGTCCTGCTGAACATCCTCTACCTGGCCGGCGCGTCAGCCGAGAAAATCGTGCAGCTCGTGTCGGCCGTTCGCACGACCAGGCGAGAAACGGTCATGAGCGCGCCGCCTCCCGCCGTGGCGACAGAGGCAGGCGTCGCCACCTCACCCCCCGCTAAGGCCGCAGCGCCGGATGCCCCGCCATGGGAGCGAAAGACATGAGCCTGCAACTGGCCCGCCAGAAGCTCGTAGACGCGCTTGCGGCGCTGGACGCCGTCATCGCCGCCGACAACGACGACGGGCCCCCAACGGTCATCCCTGAGCCTTCTGGCTTGGCCTGGGGCGCGAAGGTCTCATCCACCTTCCGCGACCGCGTGCGCTGGATCGGTGAAGATCTGAACTTTGACCCCAACTGGCTGATGGCCTGCATGGCTTTCGAGACGGGCCGGCGGTTCACCGCTGACGTCAGGAACCCGAGCTCGACGGCCACCGGCCTCATCCAGTTCATGGCCGCTACAGCCAAGGGGCTCGGCACTACGACCGCGGCGCTTTCAAAGATGACCGCCGAAGATCAGCTGAACTACGTCTGGCGCTACTTCCGCGACCGCATCCGCGAGCGTGGGCCGATCACCCGGCTGTCCGACTGCTACATGGCGATCCTCAACCCTGTGGCGATGGGCAAGCCCGACAGCTTCGTCATGTGGGTGAAGGGCTCGTCAGCATACGGCGTGAACGCGGGGCTCGACGCCAACAAAGACGCCCAGATCACAAAGGCGGAGGCGGCGGCGAAGGTTCACGCGCTCCTCGCGGAAGGTCTGCGGCCGGAGAACGTCGGATGACCGCCTTCCTCGCCATCCTCACCTCCCGCCTGGCAGGCCCGATAGCTTCCACGCTCGCCTTGGTCCTGACGCTGTTCCTCGTCGCCACCTGCACGCAGAAGGCCGCCCTTGATCGCCGCGTCGACACGCTCACGGCGCAGATCGACGATCCGAAGACCGGCTGGAGAGCCCGCCTGTCGCAGTGCAAGGACAATGTCACCGTCCTAGACGCCGCGGTAGCCGGCCAGAACGCCAGCATCGCCGCCATGAAGGCTGAGAGCGACGCCGCCAGCGCACGCGCTGCTGAGGCTGTGAAGGCCGCCCAGGTCGCTTCGACGAAAGCCCGACGGGATGCAGTCGCCATCATGGCGAGACGTCCTACGGGGGATGTGTGCGAGAGCGCGTTGGCGCTGTTGAGGGAGCCGTAGGCGTGTCGGAGCGCTGGGTCACCCAAGACCGGTTCTATGACAAAGAGAGGGGTCTCCACGGGAACTGCATGCAGGCTGCGGTGGCGTCGCTGCTAGGGCGGCCGATGTCAGACGTTCCTAACTTCATAGAGGGTCCTGAGGGAGAGTCCGGTTTCTGGGAAGAGGTCTATGCGTTCTGCAGGGGCCAGGGTCTCGCCTTCGAAACTTACCATAATGACGGGCGCGGCCGGCATGTGCGCGAAGGCTATCACCTTGCCTATGGCCCGGCAGCGCGAGGTTGCGGCCACGTCGTCGTGATGAACAACGACGAGATGGCCCACGACCCTCACCCTAGCCGCGCTGGGCTACTGGAAGTCCAAGGGATCTATGTCATCCGTCCGCTGGACCTCGCCGGCTGGACCCGGTCAACCTAGGAGCAACTGCAATGCGCATCGCGACCGAGTTCCTGCTCGCACTAACGCTCGCCGCCTGCGCCACCACCCCCGAGCCCCGCATCGAGGTCCGCGAGGTGAAGGTGGCTGTACCCGTGAAGTGCGACCCCCAGCCCCGGCCGCAGAAGCCCGCGCTCCCCGACCACACGACAGCCCCCGACGTCTTCGCAGGCGTCAAGCGGTTGCTGGCGAGGGACAAGCTGCACACGGCCTACGAGGGCGAGCTTGAGGCGGCCCTGAGAGGCTGTACCGGCGACTGAACCACGGCGTTCCTCTCCCCTCTTTGCGCCGTCAGACTGGCCCCGTCTCCCTAACCGGAGGTGGGGCCTTTTTCGTTTGGGCCGCGCTGTTGCGCCGCAGCAACGCTTGGAACCAACCGCCTGCCCACCTATTTACAAGCTCAGTTACCTATCATAGTGATAGGTGGCATGGGTAAGCCGCCGCGCCAGAATCTGGTCGAAATCCCTACGGCTGCCGTGGTCGGCCGCCTAATGGCAGAGATCAGATTTTTGGCCGGCTGCTCCGAGAAGGTTCTCTTCTCGCCGCACGCCAAAGACCAAATGCTGGCGCGAGGGCTTACCGACAAGGAGGCGATCAACGTGCTCAAACTCGGGGAGATCAAGGGCGTGCCCTGGATCGAGCCGGATATCGGCGGTCGAGGTTGCAAGGTCGTCTTCAGGCCTCGGGGGAGCAGGGTGATTGGAGTGGTTACGGTAGTGCTGGACGAAAATGCGGAGCTGTTGGTGAAAACCGTTGAGTGGGAGGACGAGCGATGAACGACACAATCGTGCAGCTTAAGCACGCCCATTCCCCGGTAAACGGGGACGAGCCGTTGCACTATACGCAGTGCGGGCTGGACAACATCTACCTGGTCAGCGGGTATGTGCAGCGCCAAGTTGGCGACGAGACGTATGTCGCGGTGAAAGACGTAGACGACCTGCACGACTCCATTGCGCTGTGCCTGATGCGCAAGAAGGCGCTGACCGGCAAGGAGATCAGGTTCTTGCGAAAGAACCTGGAACTGACACAGCGTGAGTTGAGCGAATTCCTGCAGGTGTCGGACCAAACCATTGCTCGGTACGAGAAGGACAAGACGCCGATGGATGGTCCGGTCGACGGCCTGTTCCGCCTGCTGGTGTTGGGCAAGCTGGCCGGCGCCATCGACGTCCGCGAGGAGCTTGAGAAGCTCCGCGAGGAAGATGACGTCTCGTGCGAGCGGCTGACCTTACAGCGCCATCACGACGAATGGCGCGTGGCCGCGGCTGCCTAGAGCAGACTGTCTGAAACCGATGAGACGGCGCCGCGCGCGTAATCTGACGTTCGCGGCGCTTATCGCTGCCCTCTCGGTTGCTCCCTCAACTGCTACAGCCCTCTCCGGCGTCCGCGTCATAGACGGCGACACCATCGACGTGGCTGGCGAGCGCGTCCGCATCCTCAACATCGACACCCCAGAGCGGGGTGAACGGGCCCGGTGCGATGACGAGCGCTACAGGGCAGAGCAGGCGTCTCGTGCGCTAAGGGCGAAGGTGCAGAGCGCTCGGGATCTGCGGCTGGAGCGAGATGGCCTAGACAGGTACGGGCGCACGCTGGCGCTCGTGTATCTGGATGGCGAGGACGTGGGCGAGGAGATGATCGACGAGGAATACGCGGTCAGGTGGGGCAGCGGTCGGCCGGATTGGTGTGCGTTAAAGTGATATAATGGCGCATTGCTTCGCAAGGAGTTTGCTATGCAGCTGAACCTGACGGGCCTCGGAGGAAGATCGGGCCACCCTTCGACCATAGGGGTATTCGAGGAGAAGCCGCCAGTCGGCACGCCTGTCCAGATATACGACTTCCGCCACAAAGAGCTTCGGACTGTCCGACTGAGCGACATCGAGCTGACTGGCGATAGCTGGATTGCAACCCTAGAGCCTGCGTAGGATGCGTTCGTAGCTACTTCAGCTTCTTCGCCGCAGCGTCCAGCGTCTTGCGGTCGTTGCCGTGCTTCTTGATCAGGTCGCGGGCCTGAGCCGCGGTGATGCCGTGCTTCTGGGCGAAGTCGGCGACCTCGTAGTCCTGACCGGCGGCGACTAGCTTTCGGTCGCGTCCACCCACCTTCTTCTTGTTGTCCGGCATGTCTGCTCTCCCTCAGTGCCGACGCATGGCCGCCTGGCGGACTTTCTCGGCGTCGTCGGAGTCGACCTCTTCAGCCACCTTCACGACCGCCTCGAGCGTGTCGCCCTGCGGCTTCAGACCGTCTGCGGCGTGCTTCTCGACCTTCTCAAGCACGCGGTCGGCGGCCTCGACCGCTTCCTGCTGCTCAGTGCAGTTGTTCGACTGATCGGCCATGGCGTCCTCCATGGCGTCAGGAACGACTCTTCGCGAGCCGCTGTTCCCTCCGCATGGCGAAGCGCAAGCAAGGGATAGAGGAGCACCTGTTCCCGAAGGCGTGCCTGCCCTTCCAGCACCCCAAGCTCGCCAACGCCCCGCCGGTTGGTGCAAAGTGGATCCACGAGCCGAAGTTCGACGGCTACCGGATGCAGGTCCATGTCAGGGGAGGGCGGTCCAGGCTCTTCACCCGCAACGGCCACGACTGGACCGACAAGTTGCCCGTGCTCGCGACGATGGCGAGCGAACTTCCCGACTGCGTTCTGGACGCCGAACTCTGCCTGTTGAACGCCGACGGCTACTCGACCTTCTCAGGACTTCGGGCGGCGATCGGCCGGCGCCAGGACGAGAAGCTGACGCTGATCTGCTTCGACCTCCTGTGGAAAGGCGAGACGGACGCGAGGCCGTGGCCGCTGGAGCGCCGCAAGGACTGGCTGCGAGCCGCCTTGAGCGAGGCCGATCACGTGGGCGGCTATGTCTGCCCAATCCAGCCCATCGAGTTCGGCGAGGGCAAGCAGCTGCTCGACGCGGCCTGCCAACTCGGCTGGGAGGGGATCGTCTCGAAGCGCCTCGACAGCCCTTACAAAGGCGGGGACCGCCGACCCGACACATGGATCAAGTCGAAGTGCCGGCCGACCGAGACGGTGATCATCGGCGCCTGGGTGTCCCGCGGCGGCCTGGGCTTCTCGCACATCCTCGCCGGCGTCAGGGAGCCCGACGGACGGTTGCGGCACGTCGGCTCGGTGAAGGGCGGCTTCAAGAGCGAACCGGGGCTGCTGAAGCGCCTGAAAGCCCTGCAGAGCGACAAAAGCCCGTTCGACATCGACAGCCCGCGCAAGGCCGTCGACATCCACTGGGTGCGACCGGAGCTTCAGGCTGAAGTCGAGATCGCGGAATGGACGGCTTCGGGTAAGCTCAGGCAGGCGACCTTCAAGGGCCTGCGCGAGGACATCGAGTGAGCGAGCCGGATTGGTATCTGAAGGCGTGGCTGGAAGCATCCGGCGTCCGCTTTCCCCACGCCTGGCTGCAGAAGACGCTCGGGACTTCGAAGGGCACGGCGAGCCACGTCCTGAACGGCAGGACGCGCTACACCCGCGATCTCGTGAACCGGATAGCCGCAGCGCTCGAGATCGAGCCGCACGAGCTCCTGATGTCGCCGGATCGCGCGCGACGGGCTCGGGCGCTGGACGATGCTCTCCGATCCATCAGAGAGTCGACATAGTGGACGACATCGAGAAGCGCCTGGCCGCCCTTGAGATGGCCTTCATCGAGATCGGCGCGTGGATGGACCCGGCGGCTCTGGAAGACGCAGCGCGGTCCGTCAGGGCGGGGCTAGACGGCTGCAGCGACGACGAGCGCGCCGTGCGCCTGCATGTGCTGGACCTGATCAAGGACGCCCTCGAGCGGTTCGGGAGGCTGAGCGGCTAGGCCGCCGCAGGGTCAGGCGGATCGGCCACGAGCGGGACCTTCACCGACCGTCCCCTCACCTCATCCTTGATCATCTCCCAGTCCGCGGTGAGGTCCAGCCAGGTCCGCGCCGTCTCTGCATCCAGCAGGATCGGCATACGATCGTGGAAGCGTGCTGCTTCACCCTCAGCGTCCATCATGACCAGCGTGTAGCTGTCACCGGCGCCGCAGCGGTCCCATAGCCCAGCCATGAACAGCAGTCCGTCGGGAGGGGAGATGTCGTGCTCGGTCTTCGAGCCCTTCGGCCCGGTCCACTCGACGTAGGACGTGGCGGGGATGATCGCCCGTCGGCGCTTCACGGCCTCACGGAAGGCCCCTGAAGTCGCCATCGTCTCCGAACGCGCGTTGTTGCAACTCGCCTTCCAGTCCTTGAATTCGCCCTTGTGGAAGTAGGGTGTCAGGTTCCAGTGGGCGACGCTGGCCTCTAGCTCCACGGGGTTCGTCGGGGCCACCGGTCGAAGGATCAAGCCAGGCCGGCGAGGAAAGACGTCTTCAGGAACGGGCTCGTTGGTGAACCGGGCGAGCGGCAGTTGCAGTTGCCGGTCCATCGCCTTGCCCAGCTGGTTCATCGAGGCCCGAAGGCGCTTCTTGTTGCACATCAGACCCAGACCTTACCCGGCTGGCACGCGCCGCACACGGGGCATCTGGCCTGACGCCTGACCGCCATAGGGTCGGCATGCTCACCGAAGGCGAGAAAGGCATGCTCTCGCGGGTAGGCCATCTTCATCCCGCACGAGAAGATGATCTTCAGCTCGCTCTTTGGCGAGTCCATGACCCTGTCGAGGGTCTTCGGAGCCCAAGCCATCACCGGCTCCCCTCCGGCGGCTCGACCTGACGGACGGCGCGCCAGTAGGGCTTCGGCTTCGCCGCGACACGTTCCACCTCGAACCAGGCCGCCTCGCCGTCGAAGTCAGGCACATGTTCGGAATCGACAAAGCCAACACGTGACCGGCGCCCCCTGGTGGCGAGCTGTTCGGAGGTGAAGCACAAGGTGCGGTAGCCATCGTTGGGCAATGACCGCATGCGGGTAAGCAGGACGATACGTTTCTCAGCCAT